GCGTCACGATTATTACGAATCTTGCAAATGGAATGTATCAGATATTTTTGGGTCCAGAGGGTATCATTACAAAAACCGGCGAGTATATTGATAAGGTAATTACTAAAATTCTTGGAAAACTTACAGACTTCTTTAATGCAGGAGTGGATTTACTTACAGATTTTCTTGCAGGCATAAAAGATAAATTCTTTGCTCCTGAGCACGGTATTCTAGTTAAAATTGTAGAATTCATTGACGATGCTATTGATGCCGTTTTGGATACTCTTGATGATTGGATTGCGTTAGGTGCAGATTTAATAGCAGGTGTCTTAGAAGGTCTTGCATCTGGTGCAAGTAAACTTTGGGCATTCATTAAAAAATTAATTCGTACTGCTATTACTGGTGCATTCACTGAATCTGATGCACATTCGTATTCAAGAAAATTTGCTAAATTAGGTATGAGTTGGATTCAAGGTTTGGAAATAGGTATGGCTAGTGAAGCAAAGAAAGCCAATCTTTCTGTAGGAAAAATAATTGCAGATTTGATGAGTTTGCCTATAAGTACGACTGATTTAGGTATAGGTGTTAGTGGCTCGCCGTTAGCAAATGGTTCCGTGATTGGTAGCACTTTACCGGGAGCCGTAACTACACATATTGACCAAAGTATTAGTATTGAAATGACACCGACATATCAAGACATTCAATCACCAGCTTCGGTTAGGGATGATCTAAGTATGGCGTTATCAATGGCATTGCGATGATTAAAAAAGAATTTCCCGAATATAACCAATATATTGCTTCTGACGGAACTGTTCTTGATTTTGAATCCGAGGATAAATTTTTAACAAGTTGGGAAGGTTGGGGTTTGCCACCCATAGAATACATTACGCAACGAGGACCGACACAACACGGCGCAACTGTTGTAGATTTTCGTTTGCAAACTCGTATTGTACAAATGGTTCTTCGAAATAATGGCTGTAGTAGGTATGATTATTGGGAAGATCGCAGTACTCTAATAGATGCGATTCGTCCTAATAGACATAATTTAAATGCATTCGGCCCAGGTGTTTTACGGAAATATTTACCTGATGGTAGTATTCGTGATTTAGATGTTTTAATACAAAAAGGTCCAATATTTCAAAGCAAAAAAGGACGTCTTTGGGATGAGCATGGATTTACAGAACCGTTACGATTTATTGCGCACAATCCAATAATTTATGATCCAGTTGAAGTGTGTTTAGAGTGGACATTGGCAACAAGCGATCAATTAGTATTTGATACTTCGTTTGGTTCATTAATATTTCATAAAGATGGTGTTGGTGATGGTTTACGATTTGGTTCTGACGTTATTGATAGTGATCGAATTGTTTCATATGTAGGCACGTGGTTTACATTTCCGACTATTGAAATTACAGGTCCGTTATCTGGATTTATTATTACGAATTTAGCAACAAATCAATTTATTCGACTTAATTATGTAATTTCAGCTGGAGAAGTTGTTACGATTGGATTACAATATGGAAATAAAGTTGTGCAAAATAATTTAGGAATAAGCTTAATCGGTACGGTAACAACAGATAGTAACTTAGTTGATTTTCATATTGCTGAACGTCCAATAGCACCTAATGGAATAAATACACTTCGTGTTTTAGGTGGAGGTGCAAATGTGAATACAGCAGTTCAAGTAGCATACTTTACGAAATATATAGGAATTTAGGAGATTTATTATGGTTGAAAGCTCATTACCCTGGGGCGGTATAGTGACTGGAGACGCAATTTTAGCGCCATACAGCGACGATCAGTGGTCAGATATGTATCGTAAGATGTTTATACGTGATCGTACAGTTCAAGGTGTTGTTGGTGGCTATGCAAATGAATTAGAAGTAACGGACGCTGGTGGTACTACGATACGTGTTGCTACTGGTATAGCATTGGTTGACGGAAAGTTTTATGAAAATACAGTCAATGTAGATAATGCGTCTTCTGGCAATACAGTCTATTGGCTCGTTGGTTTGCAAAAAGATTTTGCAGGGCAAGAAGTTCGAATATTTGCACGAGGTCCGTATGCTAGTGAAGCAGCCGCTCTGTTAGCATTAATTCAAACTGATGGAGTAATTTGGGAAATACCATTAGCTACCGTTCTTACTGATGCTGCCGGTGATGTTGACGTAGTTACAGATCAGCGTGTATGGGTACTGCGTCCACTACTTGAAACTATATTCATACCTTGTGGATTTGTTTATAATAGAACAGATCCAATAAACGAATATCTTGAAGAAACAGCAATTGGTTTGACCGGCGTAAAAATGCAAGATGCTAAAAATTCTGAAGCGCATGGGTGGTTTATTTTGCCAGCGAATTATTATTCAGATCTAACTGTTAAAGCTGTACTCTTTGGCGGTAATGGCAATAATATTTATGCCAAGATGGTAATTGCAGTAGGTGAATGTGGTGGCACAGTAGGAAGTATCGGTATTATAGAACCTGCTTTTGCACAGGAAGCGGTTGAATCTAACGATGGTTATCATAGTTGTCAAATGGAAACAACGATTGACTTCACTGCATATTCAGGAAATATAGTATTACTTACTTTTGTACGAGATGCGGTCGATGTTCTTGACACAGTTAATCAGGATATGTTTACTATAGGCTTTTATGTCACATATAAAGTTAGATAAGAAGTTAATATACTCATTTATTATGCTATGATTACTAGACGAAATTTCTTACATGCTGCATTCTATTCAATCGTGGCTTTGATTGTACGCACGAGAGATATATTTGCGATAAAGGAAATTGCAGAAAGTGACAAACAAGGAATGGTATTTCCTGGTACATTTCCAATAACATTTGCTGAGCGTAAACCACAACATAGGATATTTTTGCCTAGTATAAAACGGAGATAACACATGACACTATTATTTATGGATAGTTTCGATCACTACGATATTGGTGATATTCTGAAAAAATGGACTTCTGGTTATGGTATTACAATATCAGCAGGTAATGGGCGTAATGGAACAGATGCGTTATTTTTGGGAGGTAGCGGGGGAAGGGAGGTACTAAAAACATTATCCAGCTCACATACTACGTTGATAGTTGGTTTTGCTGTAAAATTTGCAGCCTTTACTCCATTTTCATCTACATTTTTCTATTTAATTGATATGGCTACAGAGCAAGTTAGTCTTGATATTAATGCTGATGGTACTATTTCAGTCAAACGAGGCGGAGCTGTATTAGCTACTTCTTCTGAGTCGTTTCAAATAGATGCATGGTACTTTTTAGAATTCAAAGTTCTTATCAACAATGGTGCTGGTACAATAGATCTTAGAGTCAATGAAATTAGTTGGATATCGGAGGTGGCTCAGGACACACAACAAACTGCTAACAATAGCGTTAATGTCATTAAATTTAGGGGCGGAACTAGCGTTGTTTCCTCTTATATTGATGACTTGTATGTAATGAATAATTCTGGTGCAGTCAATAACGACTTCATTGGCGATTATCGTGTAGAAGCATTACTTCCAAATGGTGCTGGTAATGCAGCACAGTGGGATAGATTTCCTGATACTGGCGAAGTCAATTACGAAGACGTTGATGAGAATCCTGCTGATGATGATACGACCTATACTCACCAAGATGGTGCAGGATTACCACAGCTAGACACTCATCTAATGGATAACTTGGTTACGACTGCTGGCTTAGTTGCTGGCGTACAGACTTTATTGGATGCAAGAAAAGATGATGCGGGTGCGGTAACATGTCAACCTGTCTTTAGGCAGGGGGGTGCTGATCATGTGCAATCTAATTTCAATTTAGGTGATAATTATTTATATCATCAAGAAATTGTTGAGAGCGATCCTGACACCGCCGCTCCCTGGACTATTGCAGGTATAAATAGTGTTGAATTTGGCTATCGACGGAGTGCATAATGTCAGGACGAGTAACTCAAGCTCCTTTAGAAGTATTGGCAGAACCCAATACCCAAAAAGGAAGGGTAACTCAATCTCCTTTGGAGGTACTTGCTGAACCAAGTACTCAAAAAGGAAGAGTAACACAAGCTGTTTTAGAAGTACTTGTTAAATATGTTGAACCTATTGTTATTCCCTGCGCTGTTACAACTCCAGCTTTTGGAAATATTGCATCAAGATATTATATACGATTAAAAGATCAAAGTGGTGTACAAGTTGCATTATTTGATGATTGGTTGTCATTAGAAATTTCGTCTAAAGTAAACAGTCTTGGTACATATGTTTTGACTTTTCGCGATAACTCGGATTCAAGGTTTAATTTATTCGAGTTGGATGGACAAATAGAAATTTATCGTTCAATTCCTGGGATGTTGCCGTGGGCTTTAGAATTTGAAGGGCTACATCGTACGCCATTTCGTGGCATCAATCAAAACGGTGTAAAAGTTTTTTCTAGTTCTGGATTTGATTACGCAGATTTATTAGCGCGAACTACAATTGCATATCTTGGTGGAACGGTCAGAGCAGACAAAAATTTAATACCATCGGAAACTGCAATGAAAGAATATGCTGAAGAAAATTGCGGTCCATCAGCAACTCCTGCTAATGGACGTAAGTTCGAAGCTGATTATGGAAGCGGTACATTTATTGATGCGCCTGGAGTTCTTCCTGGATTTTCAATTGACGTTGATAATGGTGCAGGTAAATTATGGAGTGGTAGCAGACCTGCTGAAAATTTATTGGATGTTTTAATAGACATTGCAAATTTTTCTGGAATCGATTATAAAGTTGAAGGACAAGCTCTCGCAAAATTTATTTTCAAAACTTTTGTTGGACAATTAGGTGCTGATCGAACAGTTGAGGGTTTAAATTCGTCAACAGGTAAAAATGCTGCGGGTAATGTTCCAGTAGTATTCAGTGTACCTATGGGAAGTGTACAAAATATGACTTATCAATATGACCGTATGTCCGAAGCGAATATTATTTTTGTACTTGGACAAGGCGATCTTTCAACACGTTCTGTACAAGTTTCTCGCGATGAAACAGCTATTGCAGATTCGCCATGGAATAGACGTGAGGTAACACGTAATGCTTCCGGACAAGAATTCGTCTATCAATTGGAGACAGCTGGTAGTGAATCTTTGCAAGAATTGCAAGCTAAAGAAATTTTTATTTTCTCGCCTTTACAACAACCAAATTCATTATATGGTGTACATTATTTTCTTGGCGATCGTGTAACTGCAAAATATGGTGATGTACAGAGAAATAAACGTATAGTTGGACGTAGAATATTAATCTCCGGCGAAAACAAACGAGAAGAGATTGTTATGGAATTTGCTGATATACCCTTGAAAGTAGTATGAGCGATATACTTAATGACTTAACTAATTCAATATTGGCTATTGCAAAACGTATACGAAAATTAGAAATATTGGTTACTGGTGGTACGATTAGTGGTCATATTATTCAAGACGAAAGTGTTTCGCTGGCTCAACGTATAAATTTGAACTTTACCGGCGCTGGTGTAACAGCTACTGATGACGCTGGAAATAATCAAACAGATATAACTATTCCAGGCGGAGGAGCAGGAGCTACTGACGTATTAGAAGTACAAGTATTTAGCTAAAGGTGATTTATGGCATATACGAAAGTATTATTATCAGGTTCAACGAATGGACGTATGATAAAAGTTGTTCCTGTTGCAACAGCAGGAACATTGATACATACCGCTGTTGCAGGATCTAGTGATTTGGATGAAATACACTTATGGGCAGTTAATTCTGATAGTTTAGATGTGAAACTGACAATTGAATATGGAGGAGTAGCATCGCCAGACGATTTGATTGAAGTGACTGTACCTGCTGAGGATGGTTTATACTTGATTGTTCCTGGTCTGTTATTGCAAAATAGTTTGATTGTGAGAGCATTTGCAGGTACAGCTAATGTAATAATGATTGGTGGATACGTCAATAGGATAACTTAATGGCTAACACACGAACTAGACAGCCAGGTCCTGCGGACATTCGAAAAATTCATACTGGGGATGGTGGGGGAGATAATACATTCACGTCAGTATATGGAAGTCGTCCGGCAGCCAGTAACGATGGCGATTTGTTTTTACCTAGCGATGGTTTTGTTATAGAGCGAGATACAGGTGCGGCGTGGATTCCTTGGGGTCCGCTATTTCCATTTGTTGCGCCTGTAAACGGAGATTTTGCTTGGATAAATCAAGGAACGGGTAGTGTAGATGTTGATGGAGGAGGTATCTACTTACTTGCGCCGACATTAGCAGGGGATAATCTTCGTATTCGTAAGAAAACCATTCCTAGTGTACCTTATGTAATTACTGTCGCATTTATGCCGCATGGATATAAAGTTAATTATAGTGGTGTCGGTATTGGTTTTAGACAAAGTTCTGATGGAAAATTGCATACCTTTCATTTAAGTATTAGTGTAAATAGTATTGCAAGTATCAAATTTACTAATCCAACTACATGGAGTGCTACATATCTAGAACAAGAAATTGTTCAAGCTGGAAGTAGTCCGGTAATGTGGCTTCGTATTGAAGATAATAATACAAATAGGAAGTGTCATTGGTCTGTGGATGGACGACATTGGTTTGAATTTCACAGTGTAGGTAGAACAGATTTTTTGACTGCTGACGAGATATTCTTTTTTACAAATTCAAATAATGCTACCTATCCTACTGCTATGACACTTTTGTCATGGGCAGAAACATAAAAATAGGAGAAGTACATGATAGATTGGATAACACTAAGTCAAAATGTACCACAATTTGCTGCGTTAATCATTGTAGTAGTATTTGCTTTGCAAATGTCCAAAGCAAATCGTGAATATATTTCATCTGTAACTGAAGGGTGGAAAACATATTTAGAAGGTCAATCCAAAGATTGGCGTGGATTTATTGAACGAGAGGAGATAAGATTTGTACAAACATTAGAAGCTATATATAAACAACATTCTGAATCAACGGCACGTCTAGCGGAAGAAATAAAAGATAATTCTAGACGATTGGAAGCTTTATATGGAAAATTAGACTCAAAGGAGAAAAAATGACTGCCCCTATTTTATCTGCAATGCTCGGTGTTCTTCTATCTCTATGTACTTCTTACATTCCTGGCTTTAATACCTGGTTTAAAACTTTGGGACAAAAACCAGATGGGTCCAATGACGGTAATCTTAAACGTCTTGTAATGCTCGGAAGTGTTACCGTTATCGGCTTTATTTCACTAGGTCTCAGTTGCTCTAGTTTTGGAGTGCAATTGTTGAATTCAATAAGTATCACGCTTGTTTGTTCTGAGGCTGGACTTGTTGAAGTAGTTCTGGCTATCGGTGGTGCTTGGATTGGCAATCAAGAAATGTATAAGCTCAGTCCGCGAATTGCACGACCAAAACCACCTAAGCGAGCAATGGGAGATACCGGATGAGTCAGATTGTCGAGGGTGAACTCAAAGTAAGAGATACCAGCCATTGGAATGGTCCGCTTACGGATGTTCAAGCCTTCGTCGACAATCAAAACCGTGGCCTGATCCTCAAAGCTACACAGGGTCTGTGGACTGATCCGCAGTTTGAATATAATGGATGGCAAGCCTTAGATAATGGTATTCCTTTAGGTGCGTATTGCTATCTAGATCCTAGATATGGCGGCGAGGCTCAGGCCGTATATTTCCGCAATGTTTGCAGAGATGTATTTGGTTTGGATAAGTTTAAACTTGGCAATTGGCAAGACTGCGAGGAACCTGGCTTGAGCGTAAAACAAATGCGAGATGCTATGTTTACCTCAAGAGATTTGTTCGTTCTGACAGGAATGTATACAAATCCAGGCTCTCTCAATCCATATGGTGTTCTAGAGTGGCTCAGTGATTTTTATCTTTGGAATGCAAATTGGCCGTATTATCCTGAATATGAACATAAACCTCCTTTAACTCAATCTCCGTATATTCCATATACTTGGAGTAAAACGGGTCGCGAGGATAAATGTGTTTTATGGCAATATGAAGGTCAACCTAATAATGAAGCTAAATCAAACGGTTTTGTACATGCTCACCACTTAGATCGTGGTCGTTTCATTAAGAACATGCGTGCGGGTACTGCGCAAGAATTTGCGGAATTTTTTGGATTGGATTCTGCAGAACCGCCAAAACCAACCATTCCCGACTGTATTGTGGTAACTTCTCGAAGACTCAGTATGCGTGTAATTCCTACGATAAGAAACAATACACCGTTTGCTCAAGCATTTGAAGGATCACAATGGCTGACTGCGGGCGAGGTTGCCGTAGACGAATATGACAGGCAGTGGATTAAAATTAAATGTCCAACTGCTTGGATAGCTCGCTGGCTCACAAAAAATCTGTGAGAATTTGATAGCCGAGAACTTCACTCCCAAATATGAGGTTCTCGGCTGAATATACATATTCAAACTATACCCAAAATGATGTAATTTGTGTTACAATATAGCTACAAGTAATAAGTAAAGAAGTGTAAAGTAAAAATAAAGGATTGCCTAAAATGGATTGGGATTGTCAAACAGATGTATTAAAATCATTAAAGCTCCTTTATAATTTACAAACAAGAGATGAACAAGAACAGGGGGTTACTGTTTACGATAATAAACAAGGATTTAATGCAGTTGATGCAACGTTTTTGACGTCGGTAGCAGAGCAATTATTTGTTCGTGGAAAAGGAATTTCTGAAAGACAATATCATTGGATTAGCGTGAAACTAAAGAAGTATTCACGTCAAATCGATGAATATGATTTACAGACCATTGTACTGCCGTCAACAGCTATTGTCTATGCTAGTGAGAAAAAGTCAGATGGATTATTGTATGTTGATTCAAAGGGATTTTTAAGATTTTCACCTAATATACATCCTTCGAAGCAGATAAAAGCACATACATTCTTTTGGCGGAACAAAACGTGGAAAGGTTCATTGACTCAAGGTAATATTAACGCTGTTATGCGACTTTTTCCTAATTTGACAAAAGAATCAAGCGTTTCTTTATGGGAAGAAAAAGATGCTGAACGTGTTTCCTTAGCCTCTTTTACAGAATTTTTGGTAGAATCCAATAATGCTTTCCCATATCAAATAGAAGCAATCAGATTTTTGATAAAACGGCATGAAGCTATGCTTTGTCTTGCTCCTGGTCTAGGCAAATCTTTATGCGCTATTCTTGCTGCAAAAGATATTTGCGAGACAACGCATTCTTCGAGAGTTCTAGTCATTTCACCTTTGTCCCTTCTGCGCAATTGGCAACAAGAGATCAAAAAGTGGACAGGCGACGAGTCTGTAATATGGCATCAAAATACTAGTCCTGACGCACAGTGGGTAATTACAAATTATGATACAGTGCGTACAAGGATGACACACGAGGATCCTGACAGCGGTAAAGAACCTCCTGCCTGGAAAGTAAATAAAGATTATGGTTTTGATATTGTAATTATTGATGAGTCAATTTTAATCAAAAATAGGAAGTCTCAACGAACTCGCGCTATTAAAGCACTTTCTGGTCAACATAAAGTAGTATGGATGTTGAGTGGTTCACCAACATCGAAGAATTATAGCGATTTATGGAGTCAATTAAATATATTGGACTCAAAACATTTTTCTGCTTTTTGGCGCTTTGCAGAAAATTATTGCGATGTTGAACAAACAAAATGGGGATATCAAATACATGGAAATAAGAAAAATGCTGCTGCCGAACTGCATGAAGATTTAGAGCATATTTATTATGCTCGTACACAAAAACAAGTCCTGCCAAATTTACCAGATTGGATTTTTGACTCTTTTGATATTCCCATGCCTAAAGATCAAGAACGTGTGTACGGAGAGATGGAAGAAACGTTTGTTGCACAGCTAACTGAAAATGATGCATTATTGGCTCCAAATATTTTGACGCAAATGTTGCGTTTGATACAACTAGCATCAAATCCGATATTAGTTGAAGGCAAAGATATTTCAGCCAAGTGGCAAGCTGCAATTGAGATGATGCAATTCGTTGAAAAACCTGTTATCATCTGGACTACATTCATAGAAACTGCTACTAGAATACGGCGACAGTTAGAAGGAAAACGATTTAAAGTAAGTGAATTAACGGGTCGTACAAGCAAAGCATCGCGACAAAACATAGTTGACTCGTTTCAAAGAGGTCAGACTGATGTGATAGTTGCACATCCTGCTGTAGGTAAATTCGGATTTACGCTAACGAAAGCTAGAACTGCAATATATCTTGAGCGATCATACAATGGTGACGATTATTATCAGTCTCTGCACAGAGTTCGCAGAATTGGTACTGTTAGTTCGCCGTATATTATTCATCTTTTGTCAACTACATCTTCTGGAGCACAAACAATTGATCATGTAATTGACAGAGTGTTGAGTTATCGCAAAGAAAGTAGCATTCGGCTAACAAGCGGTTTAGTGCGAGAAATTCTTAATGGATAAAAAATTCAGAAATATATTTGTTACAGAGGCAACACAGCATGATTTAAGTGCTTTGAAACAATACGCTGAGAAAATAATATTGTTATCAACAGGATATGAAGAGGCTTATGATTTAGGAACCATTATTTATGACGAATTAATTAATCGTAAATTTGACCCATGTCAGGATGTCATACTTCCTATTGGTAAAGTAACTACTGCTTTGATGGTTGGAATCGTATTAGGTAGAAGATTTGACGGTAAAATTGAAATAGCGATTTATCAAAATAATGAGTATGTTTTTATATAGGATGTAATATGCGTAAGTTATCGCATTCTAGTATGAGTTGTTGGCGTAGATGTAAATATAAATATTTTCTTAAATATATTGAAAATTATGTATTACCCTCAAGTATGGGGCAAATTCGCGGTTCAATAGGACATTCGGCTCTTGCCGTATGGTATAAAACCGGTGATAAAGATGAAGCGTTACATGCGGCAAATGATAAACTTTTTGAATATGAAATGGAATTGAATAGGGGACTCGACGATGTTTGGGAATTAATGAAATTTATTTTGAATAGATATTTTGAATGGTCAATTGAAAATGATAAGTTTGAATTAATTGAAGCAGAATTAAAGTTTGAGTTTAAGATTGATAAACATGTGTTTCTAGGATACATTGATGGTGTAGTAGAAATTGATGGAATTATTTGGCTTTTGGAGCATAAGTTTTTGAAACAAGTAAGTATGAAACATGTTAGTATTGATCCTCAAATAAGTATGTATATGCTTGCGATGCGTAAGTTAGAGTTTAATCCAAGAGGCACTTTTTTCAACGTTATTCGTATGACCAAAGGTGGCATAGCAAAAACTGAACCCGTTGTACGGGTCAAGGCATTCAGAAATCAAGAGGGTCTTGTGGCGATAGAAAGGGAATTGGTAAACCAAGCAAATGAAATGACAAAGTTCCATAGAGATGGAGGCGAAATGTATAGAAATTCTACACGTGATTGTACATGGGATTGTAACTTTTATCCAGTTTGCCTTAGCATAAATGATAGTGGAGAAGCAAAAAGTGTTCTCAAAACATTTGAAAAACGTCTAAAATGACATAGGAGATTTTATGACAGAACTTGATTTAACATATGAAGGAGAAGGTCCAGAGACTATAGAAGTTCCTGTTGTTGAGGGACCTTCAGCTGAAGATTATCATATCAATGTAGTAACTCATGAAGGCAAATTTAATACCGAAGAAGTGAAGTTTTTAGTGTATGCAGAAAGTGGTGTCGGCAAAACTGTTTTCGCATCAACATGGCCTGACCCAGTTTTTCTTGATGCTGATCGTGGAATGTCTTCAGTTTCTAGAAATGTTGGACGAATTGAAATTGCAAAATGGGCTGATTTGGAAAATGCAATAAGATATTTACTTCATTCTGCTCATCCTTACAAAACAGTTGTTGTTGACTCGTTAAACGAAGTTCAGTTTTTTGTAATGCAGAATGTAATTAGTAAATTTCCAGATGTACGTAGACCATATAAAGATTTGGCGAGTCAATCAGACTATGGTAAAGCATTAATGGATTTTGATAAATACATGCGTAATTTGCGAGCATTGCGAATGAACGTTGTTTTTATCGCTAACCGTGCTGTACAGGAATATGAAACAGATGCTATTCAACCACAATTTGTAGGTAAAAATACTGCAAGAAATGTAGCACGTATGATGGATATAGTTGGATATTTGTATAAAGCCGACTCTGGCGACAAACCTAAGAAATCGCGTATAATGGCATTTGACGTAGCAAATTTCGTTACAAAAGATCGAAGTGACAAGTTACCTTCAGTTGTGAATAATCCAACACATAATGTACTTTATGAATTTTGGAATAAGGAGAAGTAAATGACTACATTTGATTTAAAACGAAACAGTGGGTTGCCAGCCTTGGGAACACACACATTCAAAGTAACTCGTGCAATGGAGCGAGATGGTGAAAATTATCCATATTGGCTTCTATTCTGTAAAGTTATTGATAAAAGCGAAGATCGCGAAAAACAAGCTTCGATTTTGTTAAGTCATTCTCCAGATGCACGATTTCGTGTTGATGGCTTTTTGGATGCAATAAATGCACCTGAAGACGGCAACATAAAATTAGAAGAAGTAATCGGTAAGGTTTTTCGCGGTACGGTTTCGCACGATACGTACGAGGGAAATCTGCGTGCAAAGATTGAACAAACGATGCCGTATACTGCATCTACCGCACAATTGCCCATGGACGAGGTTCAGGGTATGCCAGAAGATGTAGTACCAGAAGAATCCGACTTACCATTCTGATCGCACTCTAAACAAAGTGTCCGCTTCATAGCGGACACTTTCTGCAATTATATGATTATAATGTCTATTGATCCAGGAGTACATGCTGGATGTGTCGCATATAATTTTACAGAACGGCGACTAATCCATTCTGCCACGCTCATTATGCGGAATGTCATAGGGATGCTTAGATGGCAAGATCCGCAGCATATTGTAATAGAAAGTCCACCAAAGATTGTGGAATTTTCAACAATATATATGGAACATTATTATAAAATTCTCAGAGAGTATCCTAAAGTGAATAAAATTTTGCCAGGTTTATGGAAACCTATAGCGAAAGCACAAAAATGGAAATTTAAATATGGCAGAACAAAACATGAAAAAGATGCATATAATATGATGCGTTATTGGATATTAACCAAACTCAAAACAAATATTGGTGACATGTGACTAATCTAAAGGTTGCTATTCTTGGCGGCGGTATTTCAGCAGCATACATCAATTATGCATGTTTGGAAGTTGGTATAAAACCGTTTGTAATATCAAAAGCTAAAACTGGCGCTTCAGCCGGTTGTTTTTGGTTACATTGGATTCCTAAAAGTTTATTCAAAAAAGGATTAAAGTATGAAAGAATTTATCTTTCTAGTATTGGTACTGAAGAAAACTATGTCAAAAAACAATGGGGCAATGTTCGCGTAACTGATGAGTCAAGCTCATTTCCCGTACAAGCTGAAATTGTATATGGATATGATCCTGCATATATTCTTCCATTTTTATGGCAGGATACGGATGTTGCGTCATCGGGTAATATTTCAGATGCTCGTGCATATGATTTGACTTTAGAATATGATATTGTATTCAAAACATTTCCTAATACATGTGATATAAAGCAACATCAAAAGTATCTTTGTACTTTTCCAGTTGTTACATATATTGATTCAAATTTGCTTCAAAATCTTGTTATGTATAATGGAATAGAAAATGATGAGTTGGTGCGATTTTCTGTTTTATTTAGAAGAGCTCATTATGAATTTTTACATCTCAAAGTTATTGAACCTCATCAATACAAGTATGGAAAACTAGGAACAATGACGGATATACATCCTATGTCACCCCCGCTTATGTCTGAATTATATGCATCTAATTTATATCTTATTGGAAGATATGCACAATTTAAACGACGTATGCTTGCGCATGAAGCATATGATGAAGCTACGAAAATTTTAAGAAAATATTCATGAAGAAACTTCTGCGAGAAAACAACTATTTAGAAGATCTTTGGACAGATCAACGAAGATATAATCGTAAAATTCGCGAAGAAACCGATATATATGATCGCGAACATTGGACGCAAATATATCTTCTTGGCATTGTAAGCGAAATTGATGAAATATTATCTGACATACAATGGAAGCGGCATAGAAAAAAAGAAGGGCGAAAGATTGATAGACAAAACCTTGCATATGAATTAGCTGATCTTACAAAATATGTGATATCTTTATGGGATCTTTGGGATTTTACTGCTGTTGATATGTTAAATTTTGTAGAGATTAAGACAAGAATTCTTGATTTGAAGTATCAACAAGAATTTGCAATAATACCTGCGGATAAACCCATTTTGATTTGTGATCTTGACGGTACAATTGCTGATTGGCGTAGTTCATTTATCTCGTGGGTTTCAGAGCAGGGTTATCAATCTACAATTGCTGATTCAGGTAGTACGTTAATGCTCGATAATGATCTGTCAATGCATTATCCAGAATATTATGCTCTAAAAGAGCAGTTTGAGAGCGAAGGAGGATACAGATATATAGAACCATATATGGATGGAATTGCAACATTATGTAAAATGAAAGAAGATCTGGATATTTACATTATTATTATCACAGCGAGGCCCGCTGATGTGTATCACCGAATATGGATGGACACATGGCGGTGGCTTCAATATTATGGAATTAATGTTGACCAATTGCGTATAGGTTCGAGTTCAAGAGTTTTACTTGCTGATTCTCTCCCAAATGAAAATGTGATAATGTTTGAAGATGATCCAGGATTAGCCCTCAGAGCTGCGAATAGCGGTATAAGAGTTTTTATGCGGAGGCAACCTTACAATGAAACAATCAGGCACGAAAATATCCAAACAGTTACGAGATACACTGAGTTCACTCCAGAAGGATATTTCAGAAAAAATTGCTCAGTATAAAGCAAGTTGGAGACCGAGTACTGTAGCTGATGATTTTAGGACAATGCTTGCCTCAGCAGGCATAAACAATAGCCGTAGACTAATCAGACTTGAAGGAGAAACAAAAGAAATGACTCAACAACCAGAACAATTAGAATCACGAACTACTCTGCAGAAAGCAAGAAGTAATCAATTCAACAAAGCCTGTGCATCTGGCAAGAAAATCTTTGTGCAGAGGAATGAAGAATATGGTGATACAATTACTGTGACCGGCGTATTAGGGGCATCAGTAGAGTTGATTGGTGTGTCTGCCAGGTTACGACCCCTAGTTCTTAAAGATCCTGGACATGGTAAAAATAACCGTGAAGCATTGATTAATGTGTTTAAGGATCTGCACAATTATGCGAATATTGCGCTTATGATGTTAGCTGCGGATAATTGGGATGGGGCATGATTTACCAAAGAACACTCGTTTCTAAGAAATTCGGCGAGTATCGGGTGGAGATAGTCTCTCCACCCGTAGCCGAGGTTCATCTTATAAGTCATAGCGCATATCCTGAAGATGTTGTTCATTTAACGACCCGTGGTTATAAAGGTATCTACAATTTTGACCCTAAACATAGATATAACGAGTATAGTATTGATGATGCTTTTGACGATATTGTAAAGACTAAGTTGCAAACACCATTAGAAATGCTTGATATTGTATGGCTGTTAAACAATGTCTCTCGCACATTTACACATCAATTAGTTCGTTATCGTATTGGTACTGCTTTCGTTCAAGAGAGTATGCGATTTTTCGGTGCAAAGCAGGTGTATAGAATTCTGTATAAAGGCGAAGAAGAATTATTTGAACGATACGCTAATACGGCAGTCATTGCTGTGACTGCATATGTGGAACTTATTGAAAAGGGTGTTCCTAGCGAAGTTGCACGTGGAATACTGCCAGCAGATACATTGACAAATATATTCTTCAAGTGTTCATTTCGAACATTGCAAAATGTTATTTTCCCACAGCGCCTCTGTTGTCAAGTTCAGCCTGGAGAGTGGCAATTCATACTTCGAAAAATGCGTGCAATCATTAAAGAAGAAATGGGAACGCATCTGGAAGAATTACTAAGAGCTCCGTACGAAAGAGGTGAGCCATGCGGATATCGAGCTTCATTTGATCGACCTTGCAAGTGGCAAAAGGAAAGTTGATGGTAAAAGGAATAAAAAGACTTATCAATATAGTTTATAAAAATGTTACAAGAGAAATTTCTGCTCATGCTAAACGTGGTAGAATTGCTGGCGCTATGGCAGGCGAGGGATACAACGGTGGATATCGCGATGCTCTTGATGACGTAATATTAGCTTTGAATGGAAATATTTCTCAAAGACATGGCTGGTGGATTAAGCATAAATAATGATTATTTTGGCATGTGAAATATGTTCTGGATATAATTTATGTGACTGCGGTATACGTTGGAAGTATAAATGCGATGACTGTGGTAAAATTTTTGATGTCTTCAACGCTAGATTTATGTGCGTATCCTCTGATAAAATTATTCTAAATAAAGTAGAGGAAGATGAATGAAATTATTGAAACTATCCGATATTCCAAGATGCTCAGGTAAATGGGTCACAATTGATACTGAAACTAATGGTCTCTTATGGCCGCATAATCATATAATAGGCGTGGCTGTTTATTGTCCGCAAGAAAATATTCATGGTTATCTACCTACGTTAACTGAGCAGGAACGTAGAGACGCATACGGTGTATTTCAAGAATTAGCGCCTGATACAAATGTAATCATGCATAATGCAAAATTTGATCTTCATTTTTTGAACGCTAATCCTGAAAAACTAGCTTGGAATATTTACGATACGACTGATTTAATTCATTTACTAGATAGTCGAAACAAAAAGGCATTGGCAACAGCAGAAGCAATTTTTCTTGGCGAGGATAGTAAACGAGATCACATCCTGCAAGCGCCTGTGCGTACAAAAATTCACAATTGGCCTTTAGAAGTTGTTGCTGATTACGCTTGTAATGATGTACTAATTACAGAACAACTTTTTACAGAACTTGCATCAAGAGTAAAAAAGTGGGGTCTATGGAATATTTTTATCAAGGATATGCAATATTTGAAAGTCTTATGGAAAACGGAACGACATGGTATAGAAATGGATCCAGAGTTTTTGGAGAAAGGAATTGTGTTACAGGACGTAACACTTCTTAAATTGGAGGAGCGTTTATATGACTCAATAGGTTATACATTCAATTGGCGTTCACATCAACAATTAAGCAAAGCGATTTATGACGATCTAGGCATAGAAAAGCCTAAAAATCCATTTGCAGACTCAGATGGTGTTGACCGCAGTAAATTTGCAGATGCAGGTTTATATAAATCTACTTGTACCAGTATGTTTCTGTTAACAGAAAAAGTGCATCATCCATTAGGAACTTTAATAGGTGCTTTACGCGAATCACACCGTATGAGAGCTACCATGAAAAAGTATCTTGAATTGATGGATGACAATAATAGAGTACACACGAATTTTAATTTAACAGGAACACGTACTGGTAGACTAAGTTCGTCTAAGCCGAATATGCAGAACGTGCCGAGCGACCATAGAGGTAGATTTACACAAAGTATCTTTACGGGTGAAACAAAACGTACTGATGAATATAATTTACGAAAAGCGTTTATAGCGCCGGAGGGAAAAATATTTCTCGCAGTAGACTACAAGCAAATGGAAATGCGAATGTTTGGGATCTTATCAGAGGACCCGTTCATGTTAGATTCTTTGGCAGCTGGCAAAGATATACATGCGGATATTGCTGAGCGAGTTTGGGGTGTTCGTGATAAGGTTCATCGTGAATGGAGTAAAACAATTAGTTTTGGATTGATTTATGGTATGACAATTGGTTCATTGATGTTTAAATTAAACATGACTGCTCCTGAAGCTTCTAACGTGTGCGACAATTATTGGAAAGCATTTCCTCGAATTCAACCTTGGCTATTTGAACGTATTGACCAATGTAAAGAGGCAGGATTTTTAAGATATTGGAGCGGTAGACTTTGGAAGGAAGATAATCCAAAATTTATGTATAAAGGAGCTAATGCACAAATTCAGGGTGGTTGTGCTGAACTTCTATCTATTGCGGGAATTCGCGTAAATAAATGGTTGAATAAGTATGGCAATGACTGTAATATCATAAACTTTGTGCATGACGAAATTATTACAGAAATTCCTGAGAACTCAACAGAGGAATGCTCAAAAAACATTTCAGAAATTATGCAGGTAGAAGATATTTTTTCAATTCCATTTGTTACTGACGTTAAATTAGGCAAAACCTATGGAACATTGCAAAAAGTCAGCGGTAAAAAGGAGCATTATTTAGAATAGGAAGGTAGAGCAATGACGGCTCAACTTGCAGTTCAAGATAAGATACGCTCTAAAAATGTTGAAAAATTATTATTAGAAATATTTGGCGGAAATCCTTACTATGCAAAGTGTATTGTTTCCGATGCAGATATGTATTACAAGCCTGTGGAGCTTGCATTAGAATACGAAAATATTAAAGAACATACAAAGGGCAAGGTCATTCTAGGCAGTTATCAATTAATGCAGGGTATTGATGCTGTTAAATGGTTTGGTTGGGATGTAGATAGCTCAGATATTCTAAAAGCAAGAAAGTTAGTCGAGCAAATTACAAAATATCTAGAGCATGTACCGTATGCCGTGGAATATTCTGGCGGCAAAGGTTATCATGTGCTAGTTTTCTTAAAAGAACCTTTACCAGCAGTAGATGCAAAAAAGATTGTTGACTGGGTACGTGAAAGTGAGGGTTTACAGAAACGTGGGTCAACACATGTTGAATGTTTTCCCAAACAAGATAGATTAACTCGTAGTAGACCAAAAGGTAATCTACTAAAAATTCCTTTAGGTGTTCATCCACGGTCACATGCGCAAAGTATATTCGTGGATATGCTGAACGGTTGGGAAACTGGACCTATATTAGAACCTTGTGATATTTTATCTTACAAAGCTTCTGCTGAAGATGTCTTAGCAATAATAGAGTCAGGTCCAGATTTAGAGACACAATTAGTAGAGCTTATTTCAGCCTATTGGCGTGATGGAGTTAGGCATGATCTTAGTTTATTTCTCAGTGGTTACTTAGCACATGAAGGATGGGGTGTTGACCAAACGAAGGAATTAATTCGTAAAATAGTTACACGTAGTGACGATGACGAACTACGCAACCGATTACAAACAGTTCAAACAACGTTCAGTCGACATAAAGAAGGAAAAAGTGTTCGTGGACGACAAGGTCTGGGAGAAATATTACCCGTTTCAGCGATGCAGAAGTTATCTGAGCTTGTATCGCTTATACGTGCTCCAGATACTGTTGCGCAAATTGATGACATACGATATTCCAGAGGACGACCAAAGCTGGAGTCAGCTAGACTTGCCGCATCAGTTATATGGACTATTCTACATGACAGTGGCTGTAAGATATTTCAAAATAAAGAAAATTTGGCATACTGGTACGATTCGGAAACGCATACAGTTATTGATGAAGGTAGCGAACAATGGGATTCATTATTGAACAAGATTTTTGGCTTAAATCCTATAGAAAATTTCAGCAAATTAACTGCTACTGAATTACGGCTACGGATAATTCGTGATGCACCGATTATTCCAATTTTGCATCGAACTTTTTGGTCTGAGTCGGCAAAAAAATTATATGTTAATCTAGGTGGCCCTGAGGTATACATAATTAGTGGTGAAGGTAAAATTGATAAGTCATACAATGGTGAATGCGGTTATATGTTCATAACAAATATTTCTGGTGAATATGTCATACCTGATTTTGACACTCAGCGAGTTGATACTTGGGATCATTTGGTTAACGATTTGTCTTTTACAACATCCTCAGAAGCTCCAGCTACACCGGATGAGCAAAAAGAATTATTGAAAGCGTGGTTATTAGCATATTTTTTTCAAGAGATGTTGCCGACGAAACCGATACTTGCAATGCTTGGAATACAAGGTTCAGGGAAAACTACGGCTATACGTCGTATATTGCGAATTTTGGAAGAACCTGATTCAGACGTATTATCAATACCTACAGATAAACAAGATGCGTTGCGAGCGAGTATTTCTTCGCATAGATTATTGGCACTGGACAATCTAGAAAAATCAGGCGTTTGGTGGCTAGTTGATTTATTGAACAAACTCTCAACCGGAAGTCATATTGAGCTTCGTAAATTGTACCATACGAATAGAAAATATACGATTGTTCCACAATGTTTTGTTGCTATCACAGCCGTAAATATGCCGTTTAGTGATGAAACATTATTTACACGATTGCTTGTACTTGAGATGACTAAACTGACTACACCATTACCTGAATATGTTTTGCAGCGTAAAATCAGGGAGTACGGTCCAGCAATATGGGCAGATTTATTAATCAAATTAAGCAGTGTTGTTGAAATTTTGAAAGACGATCCAATGGTTCTACCGCCCACTAAAAGTAGATTGGTTGACTTTACTGTCTTCTGTGAAAAAATAAAAAAATCTAAAATTATTCACGCGAAAAATTTATCCGGCGGATTGTTGTCAATGGTTGATAGCCAAATGAAACAATTAAAAGAAAGCTCGCAAGCGATATTTTTATTGGAAGAGTGGTTAACTTTGAAACCACAAGAAGCTTCTGAATGGAAAACATTCCCACAATTATTTGATATCTTACAAACTATGTCGCAAGCACGTCGCCAAACATTTAAATGGAAAAGTTCGCAAGGACTTTATCGACACTTTTCTACGCTAAAAGAAAGGTTGTGCGACGATTTTCAAGCTGAATTTAAAGATGAGTTTGATCCGCATAAACGCAAAGAGGTTCTAAAAATACGTTTCAATGTCATGTTGCAATAATCTACAAACATATTGCCAACTGACTTCATATATGGTATAATAAATAAACACACCTTTTGGAGAAGATAAATGTTATTCAAACAGAGGCATCCTATATCAGTAAAAAACATTGCAGTTTTGCTTGTAAAATTGAATCTTCAAACAGAGCATTCTTTAATGGAAACGGCTACAATGTTAGCTAATTTTGATTTCGATTCCTGTGTTGGATGCGATAATTTTCCATGCCCCACTGTTATACTAGCTCTTGAGATACATTGCCCAATACGGTTAGAGGCTGAAATGCCTATTTCGCAATTGATTCTTTCGCAACATACTACAGGAATAAAGTTTTTCAATAATTAAAGATATAAGGAGAAAAAAAATGTTCGAATTTTTAATGCTTTTTGACTATGTAGCACGAGGATTTTTGTTCATAGTTCTTTTGTTCATAGTTCCTATAGTTCTTATCGTTCGTCTAATAAAAGATATACCAAAAGAAATTCAATTTTCTATCGCTCTTGTGTACCTGTTAATAGTCTCCGTTATCCTTGGTTGGTTAATAAGTTTAGTATAAATTTCAAATATGCCGAGAGTACGTAGACTTAGCGATGGCAAAATATTCAGCTCTGCAATGGCTGTTGTTATCGCGACAGAAGGAATTTCGCGTAAAGATATCGTATGGTGTTGCGACGGATATTTGTTGGATGTTGCTGGCATAAAATATGAATGGTCATTCGCACCTTCACCTGATAAATCTGTTATACCAGATCTCAGTTATTATAAACGAATAGGAAAATTTAAAAGTCTTTCACTACGAGCTTATGTTAGATTTTTACTTCCTCCATTGAAGATGTTTTTAAAGGAGACGCCAGGAGGTCCACACAGTGTTCCAATGCGACAATTTTTTCAGGCATTCAAACCATTTGTTGAGGACTATTACGAATTTGAATGGCCTTGCACAGTAGGCGGATTATCTAAGCATTTCCGAGCTTGGGAACCAGTCTACAAGAAAACTGTAGGGTTACGTTTATCAAGACATCATTCGTTGCGTGCTCGTAAAAAAGTTTTCTATATCACATTTGATAAACCAGAATTTCCAAACGCCAATTATGATATAGAAATACAAGGCAGTCAAATAGACGGCAAAGGTCGACCAGTAATTCGCTTAAATGACGCTAAAATATTTGGTTCAATAAATGCAACAGCCAAGTATACAGGTATTTCCGCAGCATATATTCGTTACTGTTGTGAGGGCGATATATCTGGCGTTAAAAAATTCGACTTTTTCTATAGATTTGCTTATCTGAGAGATATGTCAATTATCACAGGCAATGAAATTGCAAACGAAATATTACGTGTACAAGAAAAAACACAAAAGATTTTCTATACAATGAATGAGACTATGCCAAAGTTATCTATGATGGATAAGAAATATGAACCAATTGCTATCATCCTACAAAGTGCTGATGCAAAATTAATTTTGTTTCATCCAAATTATTTTGAATATTTTAAAGAAGCTCTAACCAGAGTTCCTGCGACAACAGCCAAGGAATTTATCAAAAGATATGGAAAATTTTTATATGGATAAAGACACATATTTCATGAATATAGCAATTGCAACAGCTGGGCGAAGCAAATGTCAACGAGCTAAATACGGAACTGTCATAGTTTCTAAAGATGGCAGAATCATTTCAACTGGATACAATGGCAAACCTCGAGGAGCTAGCAATGATGAGATGTGTTATCGGATCGGTTTACCCGATAATTCGCTTGGACCGATATGCTGTATTCATAGCGAAATGAATGCGATGTTATTTGCAACACCGGAAGAATTACAAGAAGCTACGATATATGTAACTGGTATTCCTTGTCAAGATTGCACGCTGATTGCCGCTCAAATGTTCATAGCTAGAATTGTGTACATTAAAAATGCAGAAGGTCATCGTGGAAATCTAACAGGTGAATTTGTTGAAGAATATGGTTTACGTATCAAATTTGAGGTCATAAATGGTTGATATAAATAATCTAATTCTTGAATGGTATACAGTAACCAAAAGGAAATGACCTACCGTTGAAGAATCTTTACTATGGGTGGATACTGAACTTGGTGAAGTTAAAGAATTACTGCTTGATAAAAAAGGCGGTTGGATACGAAATAACTCTGACGATAAAGAACATTACTCTGATGGTAGATTTGCTGAAGAACTTGGCGATGTTATACTCATGTTGTTAGTCACGACTCTCGTACAAGGTGTTAGTAATCCATTGTTATCTATGAAGTATAAATTGCGAAATAGTATAAAACGTGCATATAATAAAGGTACTAAACCCTAGCTACACCCCAATTAGAAGCGTAGGGAAGCGTACAGGGCGCTTGTTTTTGGCTACGATTAGGGGTTTTGGGCCTGGCCAGGGCACATTTTGCCATCAGGCAAAAAGGAGTATTTGTGTCAAAAGATAAAATCTATGTTGGATGGATCATGGCAGACGAGGAAGATCTTGCTATATTACGAAAATTAGGAGTAAAAGGAGATATGGTATGGATAGAAAATTATGACAATGAAAGTGTTCTAGTTCATTCGGACGAAAAAAGTGGAGTATTTAATCGTTGTGAATGTACAAAAAAAGTTTTGGATATATTAGAAGATATCTTTCCAGCATTCTGGCGGGGATGTTTTCGTATGCTCAGTAATAGAGAATACCGCAATTATCTTGGAGAAAAGTAATATGCGTAAATATCTAGCTTTCGACATAGAAATTTATAACGATATACCTAAGGACGCAACCGATTGGCGTATGCGTACGCCGTTAGGGATCAGTTGTATCGGCTCAATAGTGAACGCACGGCATACACGATATGGAAATATGTGCGATCCTGTTGCATGGCGCTCTATTGATCCATTACACAAGCAATCTAGCTCTGACGTAATTGCGGGTACGAAAGTTGCATGGCACGCAAGCAGTTCTACTAACGAGCGACTTAGCAGTGGTAGGACTATGAGTAAACAAGAAGTAGCACAATTCGTTTATTATTTACAGTACATGAGAAAAGAAGGATTTATGATTTTAACTTGGAATGGGCTCGGTTTTGATTTTCCTATACTTGCTGAAGAAAGTGGTTTGCACGAGGAATGCAAGGAGCTTGCCGTAGATCATATTGATTTAATGTTCCATATATTTTGTGCATTAGGTCATTATTTAGGTCTAAATACTGCTGCCAAAGGGCAAGGTTTAGAAGGTAAAACAGAGGGAATGGACGGTGCTAAAGTTCCTGCAATGTGGCGGAACGGTACAGCTGAAGATAGATTAAAAGTGCTCGAATACGTTAAACAGGATGTTGTTACTACGCTGCAAGTTGCAGAAGTATGCGGAACTAAAGGTAGTTTAAGATGGATTTCCAGAAGTAAGCGAGTTAATCATTTTGATTTTGAAAATTGGCTGACCGTTCGTGAGGCCGTAAAATTGCCTATGCCGGATACAAGCTGGATGACCGACCCGCCAACAAGAATGAAATTTACTACTTGGATTGAGGAGTATTTGACATGACCGAGCAAGAAGAATTTATTAAAGATCTGCGTAAACTCCATGCTATGGGTCCACTCGAAGGATCTGGATGCTTTAAGTGCCAGAATAGTTGTAATCCTACGGTCATTCAGGGGCGTGGATGGGCGTATGAATGTAGCTTGAATGTTGATAATTCGGAAATACACACTTTAGATGATATGCTTAAGTGCGAAAAAGTAAATCCTCAATTTGGTTTTCAAGTTGGTGGATACTATACTCATATGTGGTTTACAGAAGAAGCCGATGGTTGCTTGGAATGGGTTATTTGTAGTGATGGTGAGTTTCCTATAGATAATTCAGAAGAGTTCATTCGTTTTCATATTTGCTCTTTCGAGCAGATCGAATCTTTTGTAAAATTTTGGCGAAAGGAATTAGAAAAACGCGACTACTTATAATTTTAGGAGTATTCCATGAGCAACTATACAAAAATTTTTGAGCGATATGTTGAGAATTTACAGAATAAAGTCCATACATCTAATGATATTGCGCCCGTAACGATAATTCGCAATCACCTTGTGACTGGTTATAAACATTGGGAATATGGCGGTAAATGGCTCGCATTTTTATGCCTTGATACCGAAATACCAGAAGAGATAAATGCGAGTAAATTAGTGCATACAAGATTCATTACAGCTGTAGAGCATGAAGAATGTATTGGTCACGGGGATGATCCTAATATGGCTTTATACGATTTATACAAGAAAGTTCAAAAGTAAAATGGACATATTCGAGACAATACAAAAAGAACGACAAAGGCAAGAAGATAAATGGGGTCAACAAAATCATGATAATTATCGTTGGCTTGCTATTTTAACTGAGGAAGTAGGCGAACTTTCGCAATCGATTTTGCATGACGAATTCGGTGGTCGTGCGGCGGGAATGACGAGGACAGAATTGATTCATGTCGCTGCCGTTGCGGTACAATGGCTTGAATGTATGTTGAGAAATGAATAACTGGAGGTTACACAATGGAATATAAACTGAAAGTTGCTCGACCAAGATTTATTGATATGACTGCTGACAGTGATCGTAGCAGATTCGATCTAGTGGAGCTTAAACAAGATGGTATGTGGGCGGTGCTTGGAATAAAAGCTGGCGATATGCGGATTTACGGCCCTAGTGGTGATTGGAGGAAAGTGTTCCCCACTCTTGGCGATAATGTTTCTGACATTATGATACTTGGTGAATATATGTTCGGCAGTAATTGGGCTATCAAGCACAGCGTAAGCGGTCAGTTCAGGGCATTCGACATTATCGAGTATGCTGACAACAATCTTCGTGATAGCCCTTTACGCGAAAGACGAGCGGAGTTGGAGGTATTCAATCTCCTCCATGGTCAAGAGTGGAGTTGGTTTCAAATTTGCCCGCAGTGGGATATTAGTCGGACGGATTATATTTGGAAGAATTGGGTTGAAGATAACGATTATGAGGGAGTGGTATTCAAAAATTCCAACGACGCTTATGGTAAAAATTGGGGTAGGATCAAACGCACTTTCACGGTCGATTATGTTTGTCTGGGCTTTAATGAAGGAAGCGGGAAATACAAAGGAATGGCAGGTAGTGTAAAAGCCGGTCTATATGTTGACGACGAGCTCACCCAGGTGTGCAACGTGGCCGGATTGGTGGAAATTGAACGTCAGAATTTTTGGCAGAACCAGAAAGACTTCATCGGTAAAGTGTTTGTTGCTACTGGATACCGACTGTTTGCAAGTGGTGCTTTGAGACACCCATCATTGAGTAGAAGAGAAGATACTCCCTGGCGTGACGACAAAACGCCCGAACAATGTGTGTTGTAAATGAAGAGCATGTGGTTGAGATTGCGCAGTTTTGGGGCGTAACCTATAGGTAGTATGGTATAGGTTATGCCCAATTAGAAGCCTAGGGAAGCGTATAGCGGTGCTGTTTGGCTGTGTTGATGTATGGTTTACCTGGCGGTACAAAAAATTACCCAAGGAGAAAAATACGATGAGTGGATTTGAAATTCTTGAATTTGTTAGTAAATTAGAAGAAAAGTCAGCTATGAAGCAATCTATACTTGAGCGTCAAGCTATAGCCTGGGCTTCGTGGTTCAATAATCCTATTGGAAATCCACCCGTGTCCACTGATGCACTCGTACAAGAAATTCGTAAAGAGATTGCACCAATTTCTCTCGACGAAAGAGCACGTGAACGAGGTTTTGCAAGTCACAAAGAATTTATTGCATTAACCGAGGCCGTTGATCTGAATAATCCCGAATTGTTTCAGTGGTTCAAAACTTGGAAATCGAGTACTGGCTCGCGAGCAATGCTCGGACAAATTTTAGCAAAGCAAAGAGAGTTGGAAAAGGAGTCGACGTGACCTGTGTAATAGCATATAAAGAAGAAGGTATAGTTTATCTTGGTTGGGATAGTGCATCTATTAGCGGTCAAGCTATACGAAAAATGGGATTCGCCAAAGTGTTCTCGCTTGGTAGATTTGTTATTGGAACTACAGGTTCCATAAGGATGGGGCAAATTCTACGATATCATTTAACAGTTGAAACAAAACCTGGACTTAATGATTATAGAGCAAATCATCGATATATGGTAACTCAATTTATACCGGAAGTTAGATCTTGCCTTAAAGAATATGGATACATGTATAAAGAGAATGAAAATGAATATATGGGTGAGTTCTTGGTTGTATTCAGACACAATATCTATCATATAAATAATGATATGCAAGTGGGTATTTATACAGATGGCTTTGATGTCGTTGGCTGTGGCGAAAGTTATGCATTAGCTGCTTTGAAGGCTATGCAATTTGACCCTGCATTTAATGGTCGGGAAAAAGTTGAGAAAGCTCTTGAAATCGCTGCTTATTACAGCACTGGAGTTTGTGAACCGTTCCATTTTATGGAAAGAAATGCTTACGCAGACGAAGGAAGGTAAAATATGTCGATACAAAGCAATGTAATTGAAGAAAAACTAATTCGTTTTCGTTGTGATGAATGCGAAAAGGGATGGATGAATTATGATTCACTTTTATCTTTCCGTACAATGTTGCAGGGAGAAGATGTTGAACAGTATTTATATCTACATAAATGTTCGCATTGTGAATATGTAGAACGATTCCAGGTTCAATATCCTAGAATAGAAAGGTATGTTAATGATAAATATCTTGACGACGTTGTATCTAAAAATTTATCTTGGATGTTAATGCAGGAAATACAAATTGTTGATCCCTAGATATTACTGATATAGTTTTAGTCGTTGATCATTTCTCGTATTTTCCGTATATTCTCCAGTGCTTTTTTGACAGTACGCTCATCTATTAACTCCAGCCCTATTTTAAAGTCAACTAAAAGTCGTTCTGTTTGTGCTTGTAACTTTTGATTTGTTGTGAGCGTAACCATATGTTCAAGTTGAGCATACAATGCGACCCGCTTAGGCCAACTCATATTTTCGATACCTGTTTGCAATGCTTCTTTGCCCACAGCAAAAACTTCATTTAAGTCGGTTATGTAGTCTGAACTTACTTGTATTTCCTCTTGTGCCGCCCATTGCGCCGTGGCGCTTCTAATTGGGCTTGTATGCGTTACCATAGGGTTAACAGCGGACTCGAAGCGTGGTGGCTTCGTTAGAGGGGGTACAGGCTTATAGTGAATTGCTGTTAAGGGTATTTTAGGGGTACAGCCTATTAAAATTGAAGCAAGTACGCCTATGAAAAATAATGGATTTTTCATTGTGCAATACTTTCTTCATATTGTTCTAAATAAATTTGACGAGCTTCATGTGCTTCTTCCGGCGTTGCAAAAACATCTATATATTTATGAATTCCATTTATTATTATTTGTGCTGTCCATCGCTCGTTTAAATTAATATCTAAACCAACATAATACACACCTTTAAACCCAGAAGTATTGCTCTTCGAAAGGCGACTATTTAAACTGTTTTTTCTAGCCGAAACAATCTGTAAATTACTTCGTCGGTTATTTAATCCGTTTCTATCTATATGATCGCATATTTCTCCTTTTTTAGCTTTTAAGATTACTCTATGTATAGATATTAATCCAGGTCCAACTCCATCTGTCCAAATAGATCTATTCCTAACAGCATAATAAGTATATCCATCTTTATGCGCATACCATTTGTATTCATTTAGCCACTTGTAGTCTTTATCATCTACTAATGAGACTTTTCCCTGAGTAAGTATTATTTCTCTCATTGCAACCACTGCTTTTGAATGTCTTGTTTTACGCGATACATAATGCCAACAGCCACTCGGTGCTTGCACCAATAGACCCTATGTGTTCTATCCGGGCAAGTACAGTCAATAACGGTCGTTTGGTATTTCTTGAGCATTAAGTCGTACCGCTCTTTAGACAAGCAGAGACCCAAGGCACGATTGACACGACCTTTTTCTAATTTTCCTCCCGGTTTTGTTTGTTCTTTTGCTCTGTTGTAATATTTAAAGATTAGGCTTCGTGGTGTGTCCATTATGTAGATTCTAGCCAGTTGCCTCTTTTTACTTCTACAATAATTGGTTGCTCGCCAGGGGAAATTTCAAAGTGACGTTCTAGATGAAACTTCTCAATCAGTTCAGTCATATAGTTTACAGTATAACCAGGAAAAATTTTCTCCATCGACCACTCTTTTGCGTGACCTCGCTGAATAGCCTCACCTAAACCCCAAGCAACAATATTGACGCAGTTAGCTACTTCAAATGCAGTTATATCTTCTTTTGGTTGAAATTGAATGTATGACATACTAGAGCCTCCTTTTGTATATAGTCATAGGGGCAAGCAAGATACCAACTATCCAGCTTGCCCCAGAACTTGAACATGTCTATAAGCCCGAACTGCCAGATACGGTTAGTGAAATAGCATGTCCAAGAAATTTGTCAGGCAGGACTCGAACCTGCACCTCTACCTATTGTAGTGTGCTTCCATTGCACCTCTGACAAACTTCGATCTTATTGTCGTGACTTTGCATTGATCTTATGCTAGTCTAGGACTAGATCGAATTTTATCACACCTACACTTTACATTCTGTCCTCGGTGTAATAAATAAAGTTTTGGGCAGTCTACCACAACTGATGATCTGCACATGATAGATCGGTAGATTTTATATGCCGCTGCCCATCGGCGCTTAAATTCAACAGTTCTTTGGCGCAAACCAGATGGGGAAAGGAAGGTAAAAAAACCCCAAGAACCATTGAATGAATAGCCTAACCTTTTTGTCCTTGAAGAGGACTCGGACGTCCAACGGATTTAACCGTGGCTTTCTTCGCTTGCGGAGCAGCTTTCTTTTTCGAAGTTTTGCTCGCTGCTTTGTCTGTTTTGGCTTTCTTTTTGCGGGGAACTTTACCGTAGTTTGGATCAGCCATAAGACTGATACCTGCGGTAAGGACATCTGGATGCAAGTAACGTGCGCCATTGAAGTATACGATCCGGAAAACTGGATCCTTGGGCGGATACATACCTCTGTCACCGCCAGTCGCACGCACAAGGCGAGAAACTGCAATTTTCTTCTCGCGAAAGACGTCTGCTACATGTGCGAGTTTAATCCAACCTTCAGGAAGTTCCTTTACGGTTAGTTTCGCACGTCGAGCAATAACCTGCTCTTCCGTCCAGTTTTCGTCCCGGAACTTACGACGTGTACTTTCTTTCTTTTTTGCTTTGTCCGCAATCGCGGTGGATTTTTCTGCCATCTTTTATTGTCTCCTTTTTGTTGGCAAGATTAAAATTCTTTACTATAATAAGTATACCATAAATCATCTCGCGTGTAAAGGGTGTAGGCGAATGTTTGTTCTCATCTTTATGAGCTATCGTAATTACGAGTCATGCCGCAAGAGTTGCAAATTGTTTTCTTTACATACATAGGATTAGAGCTGTATGTTTCATCTACATGTTTGCAACCGATGTGGAAGAAACGCATGATATGTCCATCAACTGCTTCTCCTTGTTCTGGTATAAATATACCGAGTTCAGTGCCAATTTGTTGTCGCATATAGGTCGATAGTGACGCATTTGCTACACCGTAAGAGGGGAACCAGTAAAAATTGACATCCCATAATTGGTCTCTATCATGTTTGATTGCTTCGTCGTCTGGAACGTTAATATAAAGAGAAGCAAAATGAATGCCTCGTAAAGAGTACTCAGATAGAAACATTAGTTGCATGAATTTTGCTAGATTAACCTCTTCATATGGCCTTGGCATTCGTTGAGTTTGAGGCCAAATGATGTTCAAGTCTGTAACTTTTGTCCACGGAATGTTTAATGAACTGACTGAAATATTTTCACTCATTTTTTCGCTCCTCATCTCGTAATCTGTATTTAGTGTAGCATTTATCCAAAACAGTTTGATCCATACAGTTTTGCGTCTTACCGCTAACTGTTAATTGTGAACGTTGCACACGTTCTTCATCACTGTGCGGAACATTGAATGCACGGCATGTATCTTCAATATTTTGTGGGCAATCTTCACATACCGTATCGATTACATTTGCAATCTTATTTTCAATAAGATCTAATCGATTTCGATATGTGCTTTGTCTGGTTATATTTCGACGAATATCTAGTGGTTTTCTCACTCTAACTCCTCTTGTAATGAATGTACCCGTTTTTCCGTAATTGTGGGTAGCCACCGAACAGGACATTTTTCGGATATAAATATCGCTAATTTATCCGGTAAATATTTCGACAATTGTGAGTACAAATAAGCTCGTTGAAATATAATCACTATGGGTTTTATTAGTTCAATTAGCTCTTCAAACCATTCCGCAAAGTGTTGGAACATCGCTTCGTTTGCTCTTTCCATTGCTCCAGTCATCTTTGAAAGTGTATTTATCAATTCATCACGAGCTATTTGTATTGCGTCTTCAGGTAAACTTTGATATAAATATCCAAAACTTATCGCTTTTGCTTTTTGACGTTGTTCTTCTGTTACTTCTTCAACAGGTACGCCGTAAATTTTTGACGCAGTAATTTTATATATGTCTTCATTTTCAGTCATAAGAATCCTAGGCTCCTTGTAATTTCAGCTAGATAATAACCAATGAGCATGGCTAAAAGAAATCGTACCGTGGACCAAGCCCAAAGGAAGTTAAATAATTTTCGCATAATATTTATTATCTTGTGATATATTCGATAACCGTCGCTAAAAGTACACGCCGTTGTAGAGGAGTATAACTTTCCGAATATGCTTCTTTAACGGGCTCTAAACATTCTAACAAAGCATTTTCTTGCGCTTCTTTTTTGAGACGCAATATAGTAAGTGCAGAATCGTGCTCAACTCTCCATTTGGCACGCATATCTAAATCGGGATATAATCCTGTCCAATTGCATTGACCGCGAATTGTCTGCATTTCGCCTGCTTCATCTCTGCTGACGTTAGCCGTAAGAATAGTGCCAGGTGTTCCGGGTAGCAAACTTTTTTTGCCTGAAAATCCTGTTATCTCGCCTATCAAGTTATTTTCTGCATCAATTTCTTGGTAAACATGTAATTTTGCATAGTTACGACCTAGCCGTACACCGTGATAAACTATTTTTATTTCCTCCAATCCGTCTTCGTCAATCATCTAATTCCCTCCGCCCATGCCGTTCTCATATGTTCAAAATGAGATTCTAATTCAGTTCTATGTTCCAGCTCATTTCTGTAGAGATCACGCATGATAAGAAATAGCATTGTAAGTTCTTGAATGGAAAATGCAACTAATTCACCCTTCGAATTTTTTTGATGCAAAATACCATTCACAACTACCTTATTTCCTAATCTTTTCAGTATTTTATTCATTCTATCCCTACAAAAATCGGATTGTATGCTCTGGAGCATCCGACATTAGAGCATAGATATGTTCAGGGCATGAGTATGTAATATCATCAGGAGTTGGACCATAGCATATTTCTATTGTTGCGTCGGAATTGCAAAAAAGCTCACAACACGTACCGTCTCCCAAAATATGTATTTCTGTTGTTTCCGCATCGATTGGATATGGATAACCTTCTGCGTCGACAGCTAAATACCCATCACGACAAGTAATAATTTCACCGCTCTGCGTTTCTACCGAGAAAATTCCTTCCATACGGACAGCCTTAATGATTACTCGAACTTGATAATTTTGCATGTCCTCGAGAAAATCCTCAAAGTTCTCTTTACCTAACGGAACAATGCTTACCATCTTTGCTATATTTTGTGTCATTTTATTCTCCTTGTTCTACAATGTTTACTCTTCATAATCCCAAAACTCAATCGTTAGATGTACGATTCCAGTATGTTCGTCAGCATCCGTAATTTTTAATGAAACTTTTAGCAATAGAAATGTCAGTAACATCACAACAAAAAATATCATAGTAAGCATACTTGGCCATCCTTTTATGGCAAATAATTTGAAGATACCTCCAATAATGCCTGCCCATAATAGACCATTAAGTATGGATATACTTACGTGTATAAACATCATGGTATTCATTCATCTTGCATTTGGTTTATAAGCATGTTTCCATCTAATCAAGCCACGTTCATGATTTGTTTTTGCATCATAACCAATTACTTTGCGCCTGCATCTAGGACAATATGATTCATCATTGCAAATGGCGACGGAACAACATTGTGTGAAGAAAGTGCTATTTGTGCCGCTTGGGTGAAGTGGATGCAATCCAATTATCTGATCATCATTTATAATCATTATTTACGTCCTGATTTGAAAGAATTTTCTTCGGTGCATTTTCTTAATTTCAAAATAGATGGATGATGATAGCCGTGAATAACACGTTTATTGTAGAGAGTGCAAATGTGGTTAGGCTTTTGCGAATCTTTATTTTGTTCTCTCTCTGTTGGTTTCAGATATATACATCCACCACAACGTCCAATCATTTCTTTTCCTCCGAATATTTTTGCTCATAAAGTTTTACTCGTTGTTTTATATCCTCTGCCAATTTCTTGTCAGATATTAACTCGGCATATACTAATACTGCAATACGAGCGTGTCTATCCGTATCGAGACGCAACACAAAATAATCTGCAATAGGCTCATTAACAGCACCAATTTTTGTAACGATATACTTATCGTACAAACCATTCATTGTATTAAATCTTCATTGATTGCGTCAGCCACTTGGTCGATTATGCGACTGGAGCAATCAACAAAATCTCTTTGCCAAAAACCTTCGGCAAGTGCCAGCCATGCCCAAGAAAGTTCGGCATACGATATACCAGGATAAATTAAGTGAATAAAACTCATTCTAACCAAATGGTTTTCACCTTTATTTAAAGATTTGACTCCAATTACCGTAACATTCTGCGCATCAGTATGCTCAACAATATCTTCTGCTTTTTCCAAAGCATCTTGACGAGTTCTGGCAATAATGATATGCGTATAGTCAGCATTACCTAAAGGGCGTATAAGATGTAATATTTTATCCATCAGTAATTTCTACTTTTCCAAGTATTTCGGATGTTTCCCAAACTTTCGTAATAAGTTGCATTTTTATTTCAACTACGAACATCTCTCTGCAACTGCGACGAGTACATTCAACGACTCTTCGATCGGTCTGAATAAGCTCAGAATGGGCGATCTTGAATCTATTTATATAAAAACATGAGGGGCATTCTATTGCAATTATATGTTCCATTACAATCTCCTTTTTTAAATCAATAGCTTATTATTCTATGGTAATTATACCCTAAAGAATCTCTGTTGGCAAGGGCGGTGGGGATTGTGTATTATTTATCCTCACCTACGTGAAATTCTAATAGGCGTTTAGCGGAAGCCCATGCTTCATGTGGTGATTCAAATTTATTTGTAGTAAGTAATTCTGAGTCTCCTGTTAGAGATGAGTCGACTTTTTCTATTCGTACTGTGTACATTCCTGGATATTTTCCCGTAAGGAAACCTTGAAACATACCTTTTTCTGTATGTATAGTTTTTTGAAAGGCATTCGTCCCACTCCATTCCATAATTGCTCCTTTGCAAGCATATATAGATTATTTTGTAAGCAAACAAATTTTTAGAATTTGGTCTTGCCTAAAAATTTCTCGAATCATCCACTCAGTTGTACTTTCTGATAATTCGAGTGCAGTAGATACATTCTTCACCAAATGATTTAAATTATCAAATGGATATGTATTTGCATCTACCAGTTTTTCCATGTAACGTTTAATTTGATTAAGTATGATGAATCCAATCCGTCCCATTTTATCTACTCCTTTATAAGCTCGTAAACTTTAATAGATGTTTCGAAAAATAGCTTACGACCGCAAGCCGTGCAAGCTCTTATATCGTCCTTGTATATGCTGAGAATAAATTCCCATAAAGGAAATTTCTCATCACAAACACATTTAGTCAAAGGTAAATATTCATCATCGTTGAGTCCAAAACATACTTTATTAGTTACGTCTTTAATTAACATCGTTAACGTTTTATCGTGTAGACGGTAATGACAGATTTGAAGTAATATCGTCGTCCGCATTTATGACAGGCATTGCTGTCATTATCTGTGTCGAGAACAAAATCCCATGGATAAAATAATTCACCACAAACGCATTTTGTCAACGGTAAGAGCTCATCTCTACCAGGTCCAAACTTTACTGAAGCAGTTACGTCTTTGATCTCCACATTAATCCTCCGAGTCATTCATCATACGATTCAATTCTTTTTCACGAGCTCTACTCACCTCAAACCCAACTCCTAACCGGAAAGAATAGACGAATAAAGCGAAATTAGGATCAACCATATAAGCTGCCATTATCTTAATGTTCCCTTTTTCTACGGCAGAATGCATCATAAACGTTATAGTTTTCTGTACGAGCGCATACGCATCGCCAAGACTTATGTTTTCAGAGATGCCTTCTTCACCAGAACGTTGCACGCCCTCTTGCAAAAGAGAAAGTATATGCTCAATTTGTTCATTGTCCATTGTCGGACTCCTTTTCAGAAGTAAGATTGTCCATTCTGGTTTTTGCCGAGGCGTATCGAGCGCAAACCGCTTCTGCATAGGTATTGGCGTCGCGCTGTGTAGGAGACTTTAATTTACCATTCGTGTCGAAGAATATAATTCTTCGTAATGTACGAGGTTCACCACGTTCATCAATTACAACTGGTATGTACACCTTTGAATGATAGCGAGATCGCTGCCATCGAAATGCTCCATGTCCTACTGTATCTACATAAAACATTATTCACTCCTTGTCAACGATACTTTTCTAGTGGAAATTGTGGAAAAATCAGGATTGCTTCCTCTGCAATGAGTTTATCTCCATGAGCGGCAATAATATCCTTTGCTATCATCAAATATACATGCTCTGTAACGAATCCTTGGTATGCAGCCCAGTCAAATAATTCGTTATCGTGAGTATTGGTCGCGGCAACGATTATTTCTCGTATAACAGTGTAAAGTCCACTATTATCCTTATGTAACCCATGAGTTTTGTTGCGACCTAATATAACTTCCTTATCCATTTTTAGTCTCCTTTTCGAGCCTTTGTATAGTTTCGCTTATTATGCTCGAGCCTTTAGAAAATATGTCGAGATCTGCCCAAATTTCGTTCATAAGTAACGTTGCAAGTTCTTTATTACTTTTAAGCTTCATTTCTGAAGCTAGACAAAGCGAACGACTAAATTCTTTAGCGAATTCTATTACTTGTTCAGGTGTACAATTAAATTTCTTAGCAAAATTCAATGTCGCTTCCGAATAAGGTTTTTCCATTTTCGAATCTCCTTGTTGAGTCTTATATGTTTCGCTGTGAATTTTTGATGCATAAAAAAATCTCTGCATTATCTCTACAAGTTTTTTGACCGGCAATTTTTTCATCTTGTTAGGAATAGTATTTTCAGACATTTTCAATTTTCGTTTCCTCTACTTCAGCGATAGTAGTTACAGCTATGCTTTTCATATCGACGATAGTATTGCGTGCGTGTTTATATGCGTCGAGCGCATATGCACCTCGCCCTTCAGAAATCTCCCGCAATGCTTTTAACATCAACGGTGCTTTATCGTGCATACGGCAATATACTACATCGGCATAATCTATGTGCTCCGTGTCAGAGCGTACTACACATCCGCAACTATATGTATTGACAGTTTCAAGCATTTTTTAAGCTCCTTTGAATCGTCTGCTATTTTCTCAAGGGCGTCTGCTGCAAGATTTTTTATTCTGTGTCAACAGTTCGCATTACTTGCGAATATGCCCACGCCATTTTATCTAGAGGTATTTCATCTATACTTTTATACAGACGATTGAATAGCTCTATTTGCTGACTATTCGCCATAGAAAGTTTCTTCCGCAGAATACTCCGTGCATAATCGTCAATTAGACGATTAAATTCCTCTTTATATTCTAAGTTATTTTTCATTTTTTTCCTCCTTTGAATCCTCTGTCATTTTGTCAAGAACATCTTCTGCAATATCCTTTAAATACAGAATACTTGCTGTTGCTTCTTCAAATGTATCCACATCAGACAAACTTGCCTCTTTGACTATTTCCTGTAATACTTTCCGCATTTGCGAAGCTTGTTCGTGCATTTTTCAACGGCCATCTATATTCATATTGTATTTCATTATTATACTAGCCTCTTTAGCCTTGTCATACTTTCATAAATTGCGTCTGCGCTTTCACTGCATACGCAATCCATAAGCGAAGAAAAATTCTCGTTATGTGCTGAATTCAAAGCGTGTGTTGCTTCGTGTGCGGCCAACGTCCATAGTCGAAGAACCAGTCCACCTTTGCCATTCGTATTCTTCAGCATATCTGGATTTATCACATAATAAATATCGCCATTATGTATCCAACGCAGCGCATCGTACCAACGTTTTCCTGTAATGCCGATACCGAATTTCTCATCGTTGCCGACAGTTAATTCTAATATTTCCTGCCAAAGCGCGAGAATTTTAGCGTGCTGATTACGTGTATTTCTATCAGCACTGTATTCTTCAACGATCATGGCAATGCCGTTGCCGTATAATTCTTGTTCCTCATTGTCATTATCGCTTGTTTCGTAACCGCTATTGCCCATGAAACTATCTTCTGTATTTGTTGCGTATCCAACAGTTTGACCTTTGCGTTTGCCACTAACAAATTTTCCACGAACTATTTTCAAAACGTTCTTTTCTTCGCTTTTACCACTGGCAATCATAACACTTTCCATTACATTCGTATTATGCGCTTGGATAATCGCATCTACAGCTTTACCGATTATACCGCTAAATGATTCGCGATTCATGGTTAACGGATATAATTCGTGATCCGGACGTACCTTAGGCTTTAGATCAATAATCAGTGTTGTTTCACGGCTATTGTTATGACCTTGTATGAACTGCGCCAGACCGCCGACACGAATGATATTAACGCCTGAAATAACTTTATGCTTTTCTAAACCTTTAATGTCTGGTAAGTCTATAGGTTGCATCGTTGTACGAATATCAAATGTATCTCCCGTATGTACATCAAACGACTCCAATGCTTTAGGAAAACCGGCGGTAGGTTCATCAAATATTATTTTGCCCTCCCATGTATATTTGAAATGTAGTTTGACATCGCTGGCGTATATGATTGATGTAGTGTCGTGTATGCTACCGTAATATATACTTTCGGTGATCATTATACGAACTTCTGTGCCATCGAGAAACGGGGTTTTGCGAATTACATTACCTGCTTCTACATCGTGTATATTACAGGTGTTGTTAAGACTTCTAATTTGCCAGAATTCGCCACTCATGATCGCAGCCTTGGCAATGCCGAAGCCACCAACTTCGCTGTTCTCGGTTTTACCTACGCCACCGAGTTGTAAGAAGTCGTTTTCAATCTGATCAGCAGTCATGCCAATGCCGTTATCTCGACAAATAATAAGTGTCTTATCGTCGACTCGATGTATGGCTATGTAAATCTCAGGTTCAACACCCTTGCGGACACATGCGTCGCGACTGTTTTGCAGCAGCTCGCGTACACAGATTGTTAATGGATGACCTGTATATTGGGCTCGTCCAACTAGTTTCAATAGTCTTGGTGCTACCGTTATTTGCGCTCTAGCCATCATAAACCTCCTTTTTACAGGATTCTAATAAATTAATATCCGTACTTATCAAGCCAATATTCAGTAAAAGCAATTGCAGCTATGATAATAACTAGAATAACAAACGCATCTTTGAAAGTCATGTTACTTACCTCTTTTATCCATATTCTATCTGAGTTTGTCCATTTGGATAAATAATATAAATCATTTTTCGTTGCGTGCGGGCATATCGTATAGTTGCCCACGTACCTGAGCGTAAGTATTCTTGCGGACCATCGGGGCAGGCAATCAATACATCCGTTTCATCAACAATATTCCAGTTTCGTGCGATGTATCCATACATTTTACGTACTTCATTGCCAATACAAAAAGCTCGATAAGTGTTGGACTCTGGCGGATGAATGATAATTCGGATACCTAGTAATTCGCATATTCGATGAAATCGTGTATCTGCACCAATGCAGTCGCCATGATGTACTTCAAATGGTTCTAATTGAACCACTTTGCAGAGAAGTTCTAACTCTTGCGCTGCCGTTAATTCTTTACGAGTTCCTGTAAAACCTATTTTCATTTGTAACTCCTCCGCTGCCTCCTGAAGCTCAAATCTAGCCCCAGGAAGCAGGGGAGGAGAGGGGAAACTATTGTCTCCCCTATCCAACTTGCAAAGGCTATTCTCCAATTTACCCGTACATTTTCTCCCACGCAGAGAGAACTTTCTTGTCTAGCTTGTCCATGTTCCTCAAAGGCTTTACCCCAATGATTCTGGCCAAGCCTTCGGGAGTTGCGGCCCAGGGACTAACCCACCTGTTACGCCCTGAGTATATGGGGGTAAGCCTTGGATCAACGGGGCTTACGCCCTCCAAGCAACGATCGCCGCCGATTGCAGTAACCATCCTGCCAACTGGCACGCCGTTTTTCCGGCATATAGGATTGAGTTGCCCTGTGACCTTAATGTAGTTCTCGGGCACTTCGTCCTTAGTCATAGACAGCCGGTGCTTTACGAGTGTGGCATCATCCCAACCCTGCTCGCGAATGTGGGCACAGTAGTCGCCCTGCTCTATCTCAACGGAGCTTTCTTTGAGCAGCCACTTACCGCAATGGCGGCATCTTGCTTGGTCATTAGCTGGAGTTGTGGGATCTTCGCCCACAGCCAGGTCTAATGCGGTTGCTATCTCTTGCGTTTTACTCTGAGTTTTTGCGGTCATTTTGGACCTCCTTTTTTTGTGTAAGGCGATGCACCAACTCCAGTGCATCTGTTTGGTAAGGTTCTGTTGTTACCCCACTATGCAATCATTATAACACAGAATTCCTCGTTCGGCAAGGGTAAACTCTTGCTTTGATGTAACTTTAATGTAGAGATTACCCTACTAATAGAGTAATTTTATTGTAAGCCACAGTAGCAAGATGACGTAATTGCTCCACAACAGTATGGAACTGCACAAATAATTTGCTATCTGTGTTTTCAAACGCATCCTGCAAAGCTGCCGCCAATTCATCGAGCACTATCGCCATGTCTTCTGGTTTAAGCTCGGCAACTGTTGTTCTTTCGACGACTGCGCCTGTATCAGACTTCAAAACAAGTTGTAGCTTCAAATGATTTTCTTTTGCCGCTACTATGTTCTGCACATAATCGTCGTATTCCTGTGTGAATTCTTGCACTGCCTCCGGTAATTCGGACACATACAAGTCATTCTCTAAAGCCCATGTGTAGATTTTACCAGCATGGCCGTGAAGGTCGTGTATAATCTCTAACACGGTGTTGTCGTCTAGTTTTACGTACGATGTTCCGGACATTGTAACCTCCTTATTGTAAGATTCGGATAGTTAGTTTAGTTAGTTTAGTCAAGCAGTGTAAATTCGTGCAAGCAAGCCCACATGACTCGTGTATCATCAGAGTCTTCGGCAAACGGGCAGTCCTCAAAGTTAACGTGCGGAGAAAACTGCCGTGATTTTGCGTGAATTATGAATTCACCGACTTTTGTTGCACCTGCGATAATTCCGACGATACCGGCTACGTGCGCCAGGTCGTCGTTATCGGGACGCATACGCACAATATCACCTACTTGCACATCCCGTACATCTGGTGCGGTGTCATCTTTTTGCACTTTAATCTTTGCAGCTTTCTTGACTAGTTGCAAATCTGCACTGTCGAACCATACGAAATGGTAGCATCCCGTATTTTTGGATGCGTAGGCAAGTATGCTCGATGAAAAATCTACATTCAAAAAGCGAATTCTTGCTTCTTGCGATTTTTTCGCACCTGGCGTAGTCACCGCTGTAACTAATCCTAGTTTGCCGATATATGCGTCATGTGTAGATTTTTCATGTTCAGAAACTTGTACTTTGTCGTTAATCTCAAACATTTTACGCCTCTTTTCTTCAGAGGCTTCGGACATAGTTTCGGACTTAGTTTCGGACTTAGTTTCGACCTTTGCCAATTCATCATCATAAAACCACGTCAAGTAACTCTCAGGACGACCAAAATCTGTAAAAACATCCTTACTATGACCAGTAGGAAAATCGCTGGTCAGCAAGCTAACTTGATAGTTCCCAGGTGCTGGAACGCCTTGGACTTGGGTATGTCGAACTATGCCGACTTTGCCAATGTAATCAGAAACGCCCTGGTGGTATTCCTCAGCGTTGTAGTCCTTGACTATCTTAACTGTGTCGCCAATTGCAAATTTCATTGTAATCTCCTTTTTATAAGATTCTGTGGGGCTGTACTTTACCCTATATATGTAGGTACGACGCCTTACAAGCGGCCTGGGCATGGCCTGGGCCATCTTAAACGGGGGTTTAGCTAACAGTACAGCCCCATTAATCGTAATTTAATCAGGGGCTTGCCTGTAACTCAGCATAACCCAAGACTGGAAAAATAGACTTTGCTACCTCGTCCACACCAACCATTATTCGTGTTCCTTGCGGTTCACCGTGAAGTACGTCATAGTCCGGTCTGTAAAGGCAACGATAAAGCCTGAACATTGGTTTACCTCTTACATCAGCTTCGTAGACTATCATACATTTGATAGTACAAATCAACAAATCTCCTGACTTCAAGTCCTGGGGTAAAACATGGAAAAAATCTACTACTGGCATGGAAATTTCCTTATGTTCTAACGTCACTAATATGAACTGCCCGTGTTCGGGCTAAATAACACCAGGTAAGCTCCTCCACTGGGTCATCGTTAATTTTAATCACATGACTCCAGTCTGCATCCCAACCCGCTATGGTATGCCTTCCACTGATCTGGATTACGTCTCCCTCCTGTAAATCCCCAATTATTCTGTTAAACACTCCTGGGGCGCTGCGAAGGTTTATCCCACCCGTGACGTAAAGCTCCTCCCATGGCGAAGGCTGCATGGGAGGATCTTCTTCTTCCAGTAGGGCAATCACCGCTGTAAGTTTACCCTCACCTAAATCGTAGGTTTCAGGGGGTAACCAATTCCCGCTGCTGTCCCGACGGATAATCAAGATCGTGGCTTGCATCATTATCTCCTTTTTTATAAAATTCTGCGAGGCTAATGCTATTCCTCGACAACTACTGGCTCTAATTCGTCGTGGCAAAACCACGCTAGATGCCTACCTGGGTAGCCATCGTCAAGGTATGCATCTTTAATCCCGCTTTCAACGAAGTCAAGAGTGTTAAAATCTGCATTCAAGAAACTAACATACAGTTCTCCGGGTTCAATGCCACGCACTATGCCGGTTTTGCCCAGGTAGTCTGAGGTCTCATGTAATGCGTCTGCTTCTGAGTCCTCAATAACCTTTACTATATCACCAATTTTATGCTTCACGAGTATTTCCTCTTTGTATAATTCTCTTGCAGTTTGCACCTTATCGTACCTAATTGCCTCGGCAACTATGGCGATGAGCGTTGCTGCTGCGAGAGGTTTGCTTAGGTCATATTCCTCTACTTTTTCAAGAATGTCTATTACTTCGTCCTTATCTGTGACCATTATTATTCTCATATGTAAACTACCTTTTGACTTAGATTATGCCCGTACCAAATTCATAACGGCAGTTCTCGCAACTTGCTGCAAACATGCCGTAATAAACTTCATAAAAGCCGCTGTCAGGCGTAACGAAATAAACCAAGGTTTTGTCGTCTGCGTACCCTGTGGGGTCGTCTGCGTTGTATCGTTGTTTGTCATGATATGGCAGCCCATCATAAACTGTTTGCGAAACTATTTGAGTTTGTGCAAATATAACGACTTGTAGTCCTAGTTCGTCGTAGGCTTTTACGATTTTGGCAAGAGGATCGCCATTGACTTTGTAGTAACTTGTTTCGTGCATTGTAATCTCCTTTTATCAAAAGTCTGGTTTGCGTGTTTGGGCATACCCTCAAAAATGCTGCTACTCCGGGGTTGCCCACTGTAATTTCATTATACCATATAAAATCTCTGCTGTAAAGGGCGTTGATGAAACTTTAATAATGATGAAAAGTGTGAACAAAGTGCCAGGCTATACGCAATTCATTTTGTACGTCAGAATAGAAGTTATTATAACGCAAAGCTAAATATTAGGCTTCTAATCCGTCAAAAGGATTCAAAAGGTTTCATGGATATGGCTTCATTCAGTCAAAAAGCTGCAATAGTACTCAGTACGTTTTGGTTGCCAGTGGGCTCATATTGGCATTTATTATTGCGTGAAAATTGAAGAAGACTTGTGAAATTTTGCAAGGTAAAGTGCTAATGGTGAGAGCTTTTGCATGGGCGAATTGCAAAAGAAGGCGTTAGAAGCAGTTGGAAGCATATTGCAAAAAATGTTGCATTGATTTCGAGGGCGCTGAAAAGGGCTGTTTCTAATACCTCAAAAGTAGGTAAACGGTGGTTTTTTTGCACGCTAGGCTAAATATTCAGCGCAGCTGACTGTTGGTCGGTGTAATGCTTCTAATGGGGTCCAATGGGTTCGCTGGGCGTATTAGAAGCAATACTTGTGCTCAGTTTGGCGCCGTATACTTAGTGTACCGTTTTGAGGGTTTTAGGTAAAAAGTTTACAAATTTGTAGGGAGTATATATATAATTATAAAAGTTGTGGTTCGAGGGGTCAAAACGGTACACTAATTATTTGGCGCTAACCTGACCCAAACTAAAAACCATCTAACTGCCTCCTGCAACAATTTTTGTTACACCTTCTGTAATTCGCTTTCACGAAAACGCATTTTCACTTGTTGCGTTTTGTTCGTAACGTCGAGCTCTACAATATAGCTCCTGTACTTTAGTCTGTAGTCAGTGTTCACGGACACTCGTCGCACGATTGTACCTGTGACGCCTAATAACCAGTTTCATCTCGTACTCGTATTTCGTACCTTGTCTCCGACCTCAAACTTCATTACTCACCTTTCGTAATTCGCGCTCTAAATAAAACAACACCAACGAGCTACCCCATCTCGTAGCATAAAAGTTAGGCTCGTCGATCTTTATTGCGTACTCTACGCAATGCGCAGAAATTTCATAACGATGTAAGATTGTACCGGTTAGTCCAGAATCAACGTCCTTGCCGTCAGGTGTTTTGACTTTACTACCGATTTCAAATTTCATATTTCGCCTTACCCTTCAGTCCGTCAGTACATTCTTCACAAAGGTACTTCACGCCTAATTTCGTAAATGCAATCGTTATCTCGGTTGATAATTCGCCATCACACTGCCAACAGCGATTTCTGGAAGTGTTGCGTGGCTCACGACGCAGCATCAGGACCTCAAGGGTTTGGGTCACCTTGTATTGCCGTGTGATTGCTCGTTTGATTTTCATGGTCATGATTCGTTTACCTCTTGCAATTCGGACTTTAGACAATGCAGATCGCTATCAAGAAGGTAGAATATACCTACGTGCTCGAACTTCACGGCATATATTGTATGAGGAATTATACCGCAAGTCGCCGCAGTCTCAGGAAACTTAGCGATTGTGCCGACTCTTCCGACACACCAATGATCAACGTGCTCATTGTTCACTACTCGTACTCGTGCTCCGACTTCAAATTTCATATCTCATTTGCCTCTAGACGTGCGATTATACCGCAATTTATTACGAGTTGCGGGTGATGTTATGCGAGTTGCAGGTCGTGCTTTTTACGACACCATTGACATGCGTAGCCAGTATTTCTGAAGCTCAAGTGTACGAGCTGCATTACCGCCGGTGTCATGCCGTAGGTGGTGCGACACTTGATGCACCGTGCTCGTCCACCTTCGCGACTACCCCGAGCTTTAGCTATGAGCCATTCCTCAGGGGGTGGGCGTCGGCTAGGTGGTCTTGGTACACCAGGCGCACGGGGCAACTCGTAAGGTGTTGATGCTATGTTGTAGTGCCTTCGCTTTATTACCATGGTTTGCCTCGCATATAGCTTACTGTAAATTCATTATAACATATAAATCCTCATTTGGCAAGGGTAAAGCACGAGTGCGACCAAATACTAATATTGAATATTGAGAACCAAAAATTGGTCGGATAATGTTCACCGACCTGGTGGAAGTTTAATTTTCCCCACCCTGATCACCCCCGCAGGACGTTCATCGTCGCCGTTAGTAACGGAATGACGGTAAATTCACGTCACCCTTTTTAGGCAGAGTCTTAGCTCTTACTCCTAGCTAACACTGCATTGACTTTATTATACCACAAAAAATTTCATACAGCAATGGCGCAGGTGAAGTTTTGGTATTTGTAATCATAATTCGCAACGATCGTTGTAATTCGTGTAATTCACATAATTCGCGAGCGTGAGCGTGAGACCTTTATTGGTCTGGGTCATGCTCGTGAATTGTCAGGCAAAGAGATGCCCCGCACCATCTCGGTACGGGGCTATGTAGTTAATCAGACTTCGGTGGTGCAATTCTCAAAAGTCCTCTGCACAGGCGTTTGTATCCTGCTTTTAGAAACCAACGCCTGAGCCATGCTATGAGCTCTATGGCGAGCATGGTGGTGAGGTCTTGTTTGCTGAGCTCCGTTAGAGCCTGATTAGCAGCTACGGTCATTTCTTCGCGTGTTGCCATTTTAATCTCCTTTTTGTATATGAACTTCGAAACTTGCCCAACGTGTCATGTTAACCGACCTGTAGGTATTTATCGCACTTGTTGCACATGACGTCAATTGCGTGTCGACGTTCTATATATCTTACGTTACGTTTACGAAAGCCGTAACGAGGGCATTTGCACCAAGCATTGCGATAATTTATGACGTCTTGAGCCTGAGCAACAGTTTGTTGGCCGTCATCGCACCAAATACATGTAAGCTCAAGTGGTTTTTCTTCAGTCCAACCTTCGGATGTCATGGTTTGGGTACGACATTTCTGAATACCCGAACCTTTGCAGACGATACACGGTGCTGTGGTCATGTTTCTACCTTCCTTTGGGGCGACATTGCTGCCGCCCCATTTGATATGTGAGATTTATATCAGAGTTAGCTCGTTATTCGCGAACCAAACTAAATGACAATGGTCATCATCTTCGTTGGCGTAAGCGTTATCCAGAATAGTGAGGGTAAACTCTGAATTCATGAAGCTAACCCTAGTCTCTTGCAGTGTTATTTCGTAAACTGTACCTTGTTTATCGCGATACACTGCGGGGCTGGTGCAGATTACTTTTACATTATCTCCAATTTCGAACATTGCGATACCTCCTTTCTATGAAATTCCGACTTACCTGGTTTGCGCAAAATGGTTACCCATCTTGTTACAATAATTATACTATATAAATCCTCATAATGCAAGGGTAAACTCGTGATTTGACCAAACTTTAATAAAGATATTATGATAATTCGTAGTAGTCGTAATTCGTGGTAACTCGTAATTCGTGACGATTCGCGACGATTCGCGAGAATTTACGAACGCGATAATTCGCATAGATCGTAATTTGCGAGGTACGAGATCTTCTCACAGCAAGCTCTGGCTCGTAGATCGCTAAATAAAAAGAGATTCCCACGATCCTCCGAACGTGGGAATTTACGATTTGTTAACGAGTTTTGATTGTTGCGACTAAGCCAACTATTATAATCGCAACCAACGAGGTTAAAATTTCATCTTGAGTTCTAGCAGTTAGAGTATTGATTACTGCCAATACTATGATGAAAAATGCGATGCTTTTGAACATTTTAGTTCTCCTTATTTTAGGAAATTTTTACAACTATCGCATTATAAATTTCAAGCTATCTTGGTAATCCGGGTTTCATGTTCTCCGCAGAACATCGGGGCAAATGACTCATAAAAACCGCCAAGATCAACGACACAGCCACAAGCGTATGTGACGTGTTTGGTTTGTCTCATTAGCGTGACCTCTGACTCAAAGAACCAGGCTGTAGGCAGATCTTCGAACTCGACCCTGTAGACCATAGGATTGTCATATTCTTGGAGTCCAACTTGTACGACAACTCCTGTTTCGTCGGTGTATTTGATTGGTCCAAAATCTATGTGCTTATTGACTTTGGCCGTTTGTCCTATCTCTAACATTGTGAACCTCCTTTCTCTGAAATTCTGATTTGCGCCTTGCTGAGTTTGTTGCCCAGCGTAACTTCATTATAGCACACAACTTCTCGTTTGGCAAGGGTTTAGTCGTGATTTGATGAAACTTTAATAAAGATGTACGACAATTCGCAAAAATCGTAATTCGTCTGGATCGTAATTCGTAATTCGTCATTCGCATTAATCGTTGCTCGGGCTCGTGATTCGCATGATTCGCGCTCGCACTCGTGGTCGCGCTCGCAGTCACGCTCGTGGGGGGTGTGGGTAAATAAGGTAAAGAAGGTAATAAAGGTAAAGAAGGTAATAAAGGTAAAGAAGGTAATAAAGGTAAAGAAGGTAAACAATACCTTTATGGTATTATTACTATATTGGTATTATTTACCTTATTAGTTTGTACTTTTATGCTATTTTTACGCCAATTTTACGCAAATTTTACTGTAAAAATGGTGGGTTATGCTACAATGGGGTTATGGCGCAAACAAAGCAGGTTACCCAAAGGTAGGTAATACAATGTTACAATTTTTAGTTACACTTTTTGGTTTTTTGGCAATGGGTTTTGCAATGGTAAGCACAACCACAGCCACCAAAGCAACCACCAAAGTAACCCCCACCAAAGCAACCCCCACCAAAGCAACCCCCACCAAAGCAACCCCCAAAGCAACCCCCAAGGCAACCAAATGCCAATACTGTGGCAAGCGTATTAGCAAAAGCAATACGCTAAAAGCAGGCCATGGCATGCGTTGCGCAGCAATACAAAAAAAGTTTGGCAGCCCCACCAAAGCACTGGCGCAACGGGTAAGGTTAACCTTACCTGGCATACCCCCAGGCTACATAAAAACAGCAGCGCTACACAAGCACATTGTAGCGCAGGCGCTGGCTGGCAAAACTATGTGTAAGGTTAGTAGTATGGTACGGGCATTTGGTACGGACAAGGGGTACAATGCCCCTACACACCCAATTGCACAGTTTTACTACATTGTAGGTAACCGTGCACGGTATATAAGCGCATGGTGTGGCACACCGGCGGGGTTACAGGCTATGGCAAGCGGTGACTTTGGCAAAGCGCCAACACCGCCCACAACGGCCCAATTGCAAACAATGTTGCAAAAAGGTACAAAACCCGCATATAAAATTTACAATGTAAGGTTGCAAGGCCAGTAAAAAACGCAAATTTTATTACAGCAATGTGGCTTGCAAGCGCCAAGCAAGCCACAGTTTTTTTTGCATGTAAATTGGGTAAAGTTTACCCAAATTGCACTAAATTCAGGTTGCTTTGCAGGTGATTGGGCATAAAAATAGTGGATATCAAAAACCCAACATCCCGCAACCTGAAAATTTACCCCTACACAAAGAACGCAACCCATGGTATAATGTACCTATGGACGATTTAGAAGTAATCCAGCCCCCGATATCTTCAATCGAATCAAAGCGCCTTATAGCCGAATTAATTCGCTCAGTAGGCAAACGTGATCTATTCGTCGCCCCCATGGGCGAGAAAATGCCTTACGCCGAATATCTTGCTGTTATGCTCTGGGACGCCGTTACTGAAGGCAAATTTATTTTCGCAAACGGCGACACTTTTGTTATGGAGGACTACGACCAGTGGTTAAAGACTGTAAGATTTCTTTCGCAGCATCTTGATGGAGGCGCTAATCTTGAAGTCAATACACTCGGAGTCAATATTTTCAAAGTCTATCTTGGCATAGACGAAAGTAAGGTATAATGCGAGATTTAACTGTACACGAACAACATGTTCTACTGCTGTTGGCATTTGTATGGAACGAATTTTTATCATTACCTTCTGCTCACGTCATGGAAAAACAAGAATTCATGGACGCAATTCACAGAGCACAGCATATTATCATGGCTCGTCCAGCAGTTTCCGCAATGAACGATAAATCATTGCTGAAAATTGTAAAAGATTAAAGATGGAATGTCAACCATTAGGTCAAATAAAAATTACAACAGAAGAATTTCGAAATTTGCGGTTGGATGAATTCGCTGAAGTTTTACAGGAAAAAACTTACACTGAATTCACAAATTCTGGTGAAGCCGTTTGTGTTCGTAAATCCAATTGTTTCGTGGCTTATGCGCAAGATATTCATGCAGAGTTTGTGCAAGCGATGTTATCAGCTACAATTAATATACTATTTGCATTACGACACTGTTCAAGTAGAACTAAATTCACATTGCAGTACACGCTTCTGACAGATCTTTGGGATCGTCAAATCGAGTGCGTAGCATTCTAAATCAAGGAGTGCATTATGGGTCTTGCATCTAATTTACGCTCAATTCAATACCGTCGTCGCATAGCAAATTTACTCTCAAACAGTGCTATTCTTTCTTATTCAGACAAAGTTAACAATTATTCTCCTATCGCTTATTGGCCTCTATGGGAAGCTGGTGGCGGCATTGCTGAAGATATTTCCGGTAACGACTTTGACGGTGTATATATTAACGTAACACTGGGGCAGTTAGGCATTGGTGATGGGAGAACTTGTCCGTTGTTTGATGGATCAAATGGTAATGTTGACATGGATATTCCGGGTCTTAGGGCCGCCTTTGACGGCCAAGAGGGAACTTGGATAGTGTGGGCCAAAGTTTATGATTCCGGAGTGTGGACGGATGGGTTAGATAGATACTTTCTACGATTTCGAGATGACGCATCAAATCTATTACAAATTCGCAAAAAAACAACTAATAACAGTACAAGAAGTGAATACAAAGCAGCCGGTGTAACTGAAATCAATGACAAGTCTTCACTTACTACCACTGACTGGATGTGTTGGGGTATGACCTGGAGCAAGACTGCCGATGAGGTTAAATTATACCTGGATGGCTCGCAGGTGATACCAACTCGCACCATCTTAGGGACATTTGTCGGTCCGATAGTGATCGCAACCTTGGGCCTAGCTCAATGGTATGGTTATCTCGCTCACTGCGTAGTCTGGGATACACCACTTGCTCCCACGACAATGGCTGCTTTGGCAGTAGTATGAAATATGCCTTCCTCAAGCATTCACTTTATATCTTCGGCCTCAGTGGGTTTATCAGTGTACTATTGGACTTGGATCATTTTACAAGCGTATTATCGAAGACTTGGAATATATCTAGTTGGACTGGACGACCGGCACATATACCGATTTTGTTTGTGTTTGGCTTTCTTTGCATCATTGAGTATGCATATATGGTTAGATTATAAGTAACGAAAGGAGAATATCATGGGTCTAAGAGCTTTTTTACATCGGCAAGCAAACAGGGTATTTCACCCTTCGTATCTTCCCCGTTGGCATTATCTTGGCGGTGAACGTTTGGAATTGGACGAAGGACCAACCGCAGCCACATTGCCAGAAGGTACGGAAATTTTTGAGATAAGTGCGGAAGGTGGCAATATCTCATACAGTATAAATACACTGAATGCTAATGTGAATTCAAGTGGTTGGGTTCCGCAGAATGGCGGCAGAATTCATGGACCGCTGTCAAATTTGACGCAATTAAGTCTCTGGGGCGCGCTCGGAGAAATTGCGCATTTGTTGTACTATCGAGAATCTAATTAGTCAAACATGGTTACTACAGAATTATCAGTAGCGGATCAGCAGGTATTGCAAGATCCGCGATATAAAGCATATCAACCCTATGGTAGTGCGCTTGAAACACTGTACTATCAGGGCGATGAAATGCTTATTTGCGGGCCAGTCGGAACAGGGAAATCTAGAGGAGCATTAGAA